TCCAATACCCGCCGGTTCGACGCTGATCATACTTTCCAACGCGCTCTATGAGACGCAGAAAGAAGTAGACCCCGACTTGATAGTACCACAGCCCACCGTAGTGTATTTGCAGAAGCGCGGCATGAACCAGATAGTATCCGATTACTACGAAGCCCAGCGCAAGCGCATACCCTTCGGCAAGGCCGTGATAGCCGAGGCCGCCATCACCAACTTCAAGGTACGCGGCAACCGCACTCTATATAGCGGACGCAAAGGCAAGATGAAAGTCCAGACCACCAAGGCCGGCGTACAAGACATCTACTTCACCGAAGGCGTACGCTATCAAGTCAAGAAAGAAGTACAGCATTCCGGCAAATGGACTATTGAAGAGATTATCGCATTGTCGAAGATGGTCTTCACCGGCGAAGACGTACCCAAGAGCGTCATCTGTCTTGCCGGCAAGAACTTCTTGGAGAACATCCAGTGCATAGACTACAGCAAGCATCCCGAGATACAGATTACAGCCAAGACCAACAGTGTAGGCTGGGCGGTAACCAACTTCCATACCGTATTCGGCGACATCGAGTTGAAGCATGATCCGACACTCGACCGCTTGAAATGGAGCAACTCCGCCTTTGTGGTTGCGCCCGACCGTTTGGTACACTACCAGTACAGCTCCGAGCACACCTCGCGCGACCGCATGGAAGGTGAAGAAGCCACACGCGAGTCCCTGCTTGTATGGGATGCCTTGGCATTGAAAGGCAGCTGCCATGTATGGATTAACGGCGAGGGAGACAGTGACGGCGCAAGTGCCGTGCAGATACATCTGTGGGACAGCGCCGAGGCGCCCGCTTCGCCGGCAGACGGAGCAGTATACTATCTATTGCAAGACTGTCCCGGCATCAATGCCGAAGCTATGAGCGGACAGATGTGGCAAGCCAAGGTAACAGTAACCCCCGGTGCAAGCGGCGGACAGGCCACAACCACCGTGACTTGGAGCGAATATGCAGGCGATGTAATGGCCGTTTGAGTAGATTCATAAACTTAACCACAGAAAGGCGGACCGGTGTCAATGCCGTCGTCCGCCTTTCTTAAAAACAGACAGCTATATGAAGAAGAAAAAGATAACATACGGAGTATCCGGGATGATGGAATATCAAGCCGTCGTCAAGATAGGCAAGGCCACGATGAAAGTACCTTTTTCCGAAGGCTCCATGACCGCCATGGGTGTAAACCCGGCAAAATTCACCACAGACAACTTTGTGGTGCAGCACGCCATAGAGCAGAGCGGCGATTTCAGGCGCGGGCGCATACACATAGTCAGTGTCATAGAATTAGACGAAGAAGTGAAGATAGAGGGGAAGAGCAATGTCGAAAGTAGGATGTCGAAAGTAGAATCCGCGCAGGCGCAGGAAGCGCAAGCGACACAAGCGCAGTCTTCGGCGGCCAAAGAGACCAAGCAATTCGGGTGCAACGACGATGCGCGAGACTACCTTGAAGAGACCTTCGGGGTGACGCGAAGTAAACTGCGTACCCGAGCAGATATATTGCAATACGGGCAGGCCAACGGAGTAGAGATACTATTCGACAAATGATATATCAGGTATCGGCGATAGAGCGAGATGTGCGCATAGCCTTAGACGAGAACGAGGTGAGCACGCCGCTTGTGCAGTCGGGCGATGTAGACACGCTGTCGCTCAACGAGGTCATACGCAGTAAGATAGTCGAGGGCGTGCGACGTGTTGAGATGTCGGCGCCGGCACATTTGTTAGAAGAAGGGCACGACTTTTCGGGCGGCATATATTGGGGAGATAAAGGAGCCGGTTGGATTTTATTGCCCGATGACTTCATGCGATTGATAGCCTTTAGGATGAGCGACTGGGAGCGCACCGTGTATGAAGCTATTTCGGCAGACGACCCCATGTATGCCATGCAGAGTTCGCGCTACAGAGGCATACGCGGCAATGAACAGAAGCCCGTATGTGCCATAGTCAACAGAGCCGAGGGCAAGGCGCTTGAATTCTATTCATGTAAAGACGATAAGGCCCAGATAGTACGTGCCGGATACCTGCCATACCCGCGTATAGACGCCAACGACGGCGTAGACATAAGTCAGCGATGCTATGAAGCCGTGATATACGCCATAGCGGCCTTGACAGCCGCCACCTACGGAGACAGCGACAAGGCGACAAATTATAACGAATTATCCAAAGCATTGATAGAATGAGCATACCGAACAAGAATATAGACGGAGACGTATCCATAGGGCGCAATGTCAATATAGGCAGCAATGCCGTAGTGCGCGGCTGCGTCACCGTGGGTCATAATCTGAAAGTCGAGGGATGGTTAGATGCGCCCAATCTCAAAGGTGCATGCAAAGGCTATTTTTTGAGCTTAGCAGACTTGCAAGCGGCCTATCCGTCGCCGACAAACGGGGACTATGCATTTGTAGGAGAAAACGGGCTACCCGGGCCTATATACATAGCCGAGGGCGGCGTATGGAAAGACAGCGGTAAGACCGGCGGTCCATCGTTAGACATCGGCGACATAGATGATTTAACAAAAGAAGTGGCGGAGTGTGTCGGCAGCATAGATGCCATAGACAAGGCACAAGAAAAGCTGCGGGCGGACTTTGACGCGCATATAACAACGGCAGCAACAGAGCTTGCGGCCGTCAAAGCCACGGCAGAAGCATCGGCGGCAGACGCTGCTGCGGCCAAGCAGCAGGCGGCAGCAGCCGAGCAGGCGGCCAATGCCGCGAGTGCGACAGCCGCCGAAGCCAAGAGTGCGGCCGAGGCGGCAAGCGGCAAGGCGGCGGAAGCCAAGGCGGCGGCAGACAATGCCGGGACGACGGCGGCAGCGGCGGCGGGGAGTGCGGCGGCAGCAGCGGAGACGGCCGCCGGCGCAGTCACGGCCATAAATACGCTGAAGACAGAGAACACGGCCGACCATGCGGCCATACGCAAGGAGGCATCGGATGCGCTGGCGGCACACGCTGCAGCTAATGACAAGGCATTTGCAGACGAAGCATCGGCGCGTAAGGCCGTGTCCGAGGCATTGGCTGCGCATGAGAAAACAGATGCAGCCGACCATGCGGCCATACGCAAGAAGGCATCGGATGCACTGGCAAGTGCGGTGACGGCGCAGCACGATACGCTGGCGTGCAGCGGTATTGTGGCCTTTGACGGCTTTGTAGACGATGTCAGCGGCGACGGCGAGAGCGTGCGGTCTGCGCCGATAGTGCGCGACCCCGAGGGCAAGGTGCAGCAAGGTGCGGCTACGGTGCATTATGATACCGCCAATGGTTGCTGGGCAATCAAGCAGGATGGTGCGTATTACGATGCGTGGGATGACGACTACCTGTGGCAGGACGCGCAGCAAGTGCCGCGGGCGGACAAGGCGTATTACAACGTGCGCGACGGTAAGTTGTACCGATACAGCAGTACCGACAATCAGCTGCACGAGCTGGCGCTGACGCAGCTGCGCGACGGTGTAGGCATCTTGCCGTGTCGGGTGCGGACGAAAGCGCCGCTGATACCGATGGAGGGTGCGCCGACTACGGCGGCCGCTTACACGATATGGTGGTCGCAGACGAGCAAGAAATTCTTTGCTGCAATCGACTATAACGAGGAGACAGTCGGCGACAGCATAGAGAATTGCGATGCTTACGAGCTGAAATACTGCGACGAGTACACCGACTATTGCACTGTCCGCGGCAGCGGCGAGACGCAGACCGCCGAGCCGCGGACAGACCGCATATATCGCAGCGGCAACAAGCTGTGGCGGTATGACAAGACGACCGGGACGATGATAGATGTCAGCGACATCAGCGGCGGCACATACGACAGCGTACAGCTCACCGGCTACAGCCAAGCCGAGACGCTGGATGTGCAGCACCTCGGTGCAGAGGATGCTCAGGCTGAGATGCTGAGCTTTAAGATAAACGACGAGAGTGCCGGGCTTGAGAACACCGTGCGGATGCAAGCGCAGGCACGCGGGATGAGTGTCGACTGGGAAACCGCTTACAAGACCAAGCGCGTGATGACGCTGGAGAACATGCGCGATGAGATGATATATCAGGATGGGCAGGAGACGCTGACACTGGGTGATGACGACAGTCCGCTCAACGTCACGGGCGTGCGCACACTCGAGGCCGAGAGTATCAAGACCACAGGGGGTATTGCCGTGCAGGGCAAGACCTCCATAATGAATCTGGAGTGCGCTGACGCAACTCTTAGCGGCGATGTCGACATTACCGGCATATTGGAAGTCGGCAACGGCGCGACGGTGCAGAATGGCCTTACGGTAGACAATAGTGACATTACCGTTGTAGGCGGAGATATACACGTGCAGGGCGAAGCCGAACTCGGATCGGTCAAGACCACAGGCAATATCAATAGCAGCGGCACGGTGTCCGGGCTGGTGGTGTACGGCGACAGCGCCACATTCTGCCAGGGCGAGGAGGTCAAGATTGACGTTAACGGCAATATCAGCACCGAGGGGACGCTGACGGTGCAGGGCGCGACATCCTTAGAGGGCGCAGCCACCGTGGTCTGCGGGCTGACGTGTGACAATCTGACGGCCGACGAGGCCGAAATCAATGGCGGCATCCTCGCCAATAGCCTTGAAATTGACGGCAATATCAGCACCGACAGCATTCAAGCCACCTCATTCGTTCTCAATAAAGAAGATGTCGGCGCGATGCTGGTGCACGCGTTTCACGGCATCCGACAGGCGCTGCCGACAGGCTACACCGCCGTGACCGATATTGTCAAGCCGAAGACGTACACAGATGGTGTGTACGAGTATGACATTGTTTATATCCGCGCTCTCAAGCGCTTTGTGTGTGTCAACGACACAGCCAAGACTTATGCCGAGCGCTTTAACGGCGAGGGCGAGTACAACGTTATTGCCAATAACAAACCGAAAACGGCGCGGACAGACCGCACGTGGCAATGGGGTGCAGATACCTACAAATACGACACCGAGGCATATATCAGCAAGTATCGCGGATTGGGTAAAGACGAGTACGGCGCAGACCTCGTATGCGTCACCGATGCAGGCAAGGCATTGTTTATCAAGATGTGGCGAGAGGCGATATGCCGACCGCTGACGGTGGCCGCAAGTACCGGTATGGTTGTTTGGGACTCTGCAACAGACGAGCTGGGCAATATCCCGATAAGCGACTACGGTGGGTATTATCCAGAGTGGCACGAGACGCCGGGGTTCTTCATCAACGGCATCAACGGCATCAGCTATGCCGAGGCTCGCCAGATATACGAGGCACGCACTTACGGCTCATATCCGCGACAACTAAGAGATGTGGGCAACGTCCAAACCAATATGCTGTGCTGCTACAATTATTATACAGGCGGAGGGCAGGATGGACGAGGCATCAACACACCTTTTGCGTTTGTCGGCTACGGCACAACGGTGGTGCGCGTGGCCGCAGGTTTGCGCGGTCAGCGCCCGACAGGGTCTTGCTGGTTGCGCGGCAGCTTAAACTTTTACGAAGTCCCCGAGCTTGTAGAGGTCATCGGCGCAGTACAGCTCGGTACACCGGGCGATAATGCATTGAGCTTTCTCGCCGCGCCGTTCCCCAAATTGCAATACTTGTGGATTACCGAATTATCCGTGTCGTTGACCAAAACATTCGCAGGCACACCGAACATCAATGTTGATTGTCTACGCTATCTCGTGGAGAAGTCTAAGGCCACAGCGGCCAAGCCCATCAGCGTAACGCTGCACGCAGACGTGTTTGCGGCGCTGCCTGAGGATATACTGACGCTGGCCGAAACCAAATATGTAACATTTGTAAGTGCATAGGCGCTTGTACCCAAATCCCCCGAATTCGGGGGAATTAGAATTGTAAATATCTGATATATGATACAATACGAAAACCACCGAATAACGAGTGACAGCGGACGGTACGTGCGCCGCATCTCGGACGGCCTTACGGCCAAAGCCATAGCCGCGATGAGCTACAACGCGGACGACTACGAAGAAACGGACGAAATGCCGGCGGCGTTTGACGATAAGACGTACGAAGAACACGTTGTGCGCTTGATACGCGAGCGCTACAGCGTTGCGGACGAGCTGGCGCTGTTGCGTCAGCGCGAGGCCAAGCCCGAAGAATTTGCGGCTTACAACGCCTTTGCCGAAGCCTGCAAGGCACAAGCCAAGGCCGAGGTGGAGGCCGAAGCACAGGCCGCTAACGAGACGGGCGGAAACTAAAATAGCGCAAGCAGCTGTTTTAGCGCTTAAAGTAAAATAATTTGGTAGGGAAGTTGGCTTCCCTACCAGCGGTAAATTAACAGATAACCTAAAAATAAACAGATTATGAGCAAGATTAAAATCGGAGAGACATTGCGCCGCAGCGTGCGCATAGACAACAGTGCAGACACCACAGCGCAGTACTGTATCAGTGCCGTAGCCAATATCGAGGGAGAGACCATCACGACATTTGCCGAGGGCGAAGTGGCGAACGGAGGTGCGACATTGGCACGCTGGTCGCGTTACCGCGAAGACACATTGACCATACGTTACGCCGTGGCCGAAGGTCGCGAGGAGATTTTGGCAGCGATAGAGGCGTTCTGTGCGGATGCGCAGGCCGCCGTCAGCGCGTAGGAAAGGAGGCCGATATGACCATTACACACATTTTCCGTTGGGCGTTTGCCGGGCTGGGCGCCGCACTCGCCATCCTCGAGCCGACACTGCCGTATTTGCTCATTTGCACCTTGGTAATTTTTGCCGATTGTTACACAGCGTGGTCGTTGTCGCGCCGTGCCGCCAAGGCGCATCCGGACAAAGTTACGAAAGACGGCCATAAGTTTCAGTCGCACCACTTCGGGCATGTGCTGCTGACGCTCATAAAGAGTTACGCGCTTATTATCATGGCATTTTTGATAAACCAGCACATTACAAACGACATACCCATAGACCTGACCAAGGTCGCCGCAGGGGCTATATGCTTTTGGCAGATTTGGAGCATCCTCGAAAACGAAAGCAGCTGCAACGGCGCTCGTTGGGCAAAGGTTGCGCAAAAGATACTCGTGGACAAGACCTCGCGACACTTCGACATTGACCTGTCGGGGATAGGAGCGAGCAAGACTCACCGACCAAATGCAGACGACAATGATAATACTGATTGACAACGGCCACGGAGTGGAAACTCCCGGAAAACGCAGCCCCGACGGGCGACTACGCGAGTACGCCTGGGCGCGCGAGATTGCCCAGCGCATAGCCATAGCGTTGCAGCGTGAGGGCATCGATGCACGGCTGCTTGTGCCCGAGACCACCGACATACCGCTGAGTGTGCGAGTGCGGCGCGTCAACGACGTCTGCAAAGCCGAGGGCACACGCAACGTCTGTGTCGTGAGCATCCACAACAACGCCGCCGGGGCAGACGGGCGCTGGCACGATGCACGCGGTTTTGCCGTATACGTGGCCAATAACGCAGGGCAGGGCAGTCGCCGATTGGCCGCCGAGTTTTACGCCGGAGCAAAGGCGCGTGGCTTGATGGGTAACCGTGCAACGCCACCGCAGGGCTTTTGGCAGGCGAGCCTGGCCATGTGCCGCGACACCAAGTGTGCCGCGGTTTTGACCGAAAACCTATTCCAGGACAACGTCGAAGACGTGGCATATTTGCTTAGCGAAGCCGGCAAGGCCGAGCTGACAGCCCTGCACGTTGCCGCGATAACCAAATATGTAAGGCAATGCGAGGCCGAGTGATATTGCCGCTGCTGCTTATGGCCGTGGTCGGTTGTCGCAGCCACAAGGAGAGCGACATCCGCGTGGCCGAGACGCAGCAGGCGCAGACCGTGGAGACGCAGCAGGCGCGCACCGACAGTCGCAGCGACACGCAGACTGAGCAGGCCGAGGCAGCCGACAGCATCGTATGGACGGTGAGTGCCGACAGCGTGGTGCAGACCAAGGCCGACGGTACGCGCGAGGTGCTGCACTGCGTGCGGTGGTCGCGCACGGCCTACAAGCCGACAGCGACAGCCACCGAGAAAGTGCAGACGCAACAGACCGATACGACATCGGTTGTGTCGCAAGGGCACACGAGCAGGCAGGCAGCAGCGCAGTCGCACAGCGAGAGCAACCGCGGTGGTAGGCCGTGGTGGCTGTTGGTGGTGGCGGTGGTAGCGACAACGATACTGATATATTACGCAAGACGATGGACACAATCAAGATACAAATAGCACAAGACGAAGTCTACGAAGAAGTGGCCAAGGCCACCGATTACACCGGATCGAAATTAGAGAGCGGAGACGAAGGAGCTCGCGACCGCATACTTGCGGCAGACGCCGACCTCGCCGACCTCGGGAGATTTTGGGACGAGAGCGTGTTGGCCGTCAACGAGCACCTCAAGGAGATGCTTGTGTCAGGCAAAAGCATACAGACGTCAGGCGGGCGCGAGTATACAGCCGAGATAGAAGTTAGCAAAGCATTCGACAAGACGCTGACATCCGGTGTTCAGAGCGCGCTGCGCAGCTTCTTCATAGCCTCCATAATAGGGCAGTGGTTCAAGTTTGCCAATAAGAGTGAAGCCGCCGACTACTTTGTGCAAGCCGCAGAGATGGTTACGGCCGCCGAGCGGTTATTGTACAGTCGCAGGCGACCGACGAGACCCAGAGAATAAACAAACAATATAACAATAAATAATAGAGATATGCCACTAACACCCGTAATAGACAAGTCCAAGAAACCGGTGACTGTTACCGTAAAGATGTCGTGGTTGTTGTACGACATTATGAACGAGACCTACTTGAGAGGTCGCACGATACAAGACAAAGACAACCACAAAGCGGTTGCCAGTATGTACGCCTCCGAGGACGAAGAAAACATAGAGAAGACCTTGCGGAGTATCAAGAAAGGCTTTGCCGAGGTGAAATCAGAGCTTAGCGAGTACCTGGACGAGAGTGCCACGGCGGTAGACGACAAGCCCATCGACAAAGACACAGATCTTGTCTTAAACCTTCAGATGCCGAGCAACTTCAACGAGGCCGCCACTGTCGGTATAGGCGAGGCCGTACACGACTACTTGAAGAACAGCACTGTTGCCGAGTGGTATTTGGTGACCAATAAGAGCGAGGCCAACGATTACTTTACACTTGCGCAGAAAAGCATGTTGTCGATACAGCAGGCGGTGAGCAAGCGCAGCCGCCCCAAGCGACCCGAATGAGTATGGAATGCCTGATAGACAACGAGCCCGGCAAGGTCGGTGTCATACTGACCTTCGGGCGCGAGCAATTGTTGTACGACATACGCAACGCCGCGTATATCGAGGGGCATATCATGCCTGCGGACAGCGAGCACAGTCGGCACATGGTCAAAGATATCGGCGAGGCCGGGAATGTAGACCGTATTACCAGGGTTTTAGACCTCGCCATATCCCATTGTCGCGAGTTGCTATATCCCTATGCCAAGCGCGATATAGACAAATATGCGTATGATGACAAATTCAAAGAGCGAGCATCCTACGGCATCGTGATGCAGGTGCCCGAAGACTTTTCGCAGACGACGTTGACGCTGTTAGAGCGCTTGATACACGAGTACCTGGTATGCAGTGCGGTGGCGGACTGGATGAGCATCACCAATCCGAGTAAGGCGGAAGTGTGGGCCTCCAAGGTGTATGACATAGAGAGCCGCATACGAGTGTGTGTGCATGCTCGGACGAAGCGCACGCGCATACGGCCGCACTGGTTGTGACGGCAGGGCTATTTCAAGGAGTGAGCCACTTCGGCCGAGACGGCCTTGTTAATGAAATCGTTTATTGTAGTTCCGGCGTCGGCGGCAGCGCGTGCGACGAGGCTGTGAAGTTCGGAAGGCATACGAAGCACCAGCCTGTATCCCTCCGTCATTTCAGCTGATTCGTTCGCGTCCATACCCTCTTGATGTTTCGTTACGTAGTAGTATCGATTTTGGAGGTTCATCCAATTTTGGTATGGGATACCGAGAGCTTCCTGAAGCTTTATGGCAATTGCTTCTGTTATATTTCTTTTGCCGGTTATTAGCTCGCTCAGATTTGGCGCGAGCATACCGATGGAGGCGGCAAAATCCTTTTGTTTAATGCCACGTGCCTTGAGCTCCTTTTTCAGCACAGTTCCCGGGTGGGTTGCCACAGCCGGGATGATGTTTTTAGTGTTTGTTGCCATAGTGAGTCGAGTCTATTTCGATTATTCTAACTTCTATTCCGTCTTCGTGCTCGGTAAATATGAGACGTTCTACTCGTCCGTTATCTATTCTTACCGAGCTCTCAGGCCGGTGCTTTAATTTCTCGTAGTGAAGGAAACTATAAGTTTTGAGGTCGTCAACCTTGTCAACCGAGAACATCAAATCCACCACGCCGATATAGTCTACGATGAAACTCCTGTCCCGGCATAGTTTCTTATATCGGCTACTTTTGGTTTTGCCCGTCTCGTACAGCTCCTTTAGGGCATTATCTATGAATACGACATTCATTGGTAGGTGAAATGATGCGCAAAGGTAGCTATAAATTACCAAGTATAGGTAATTTTAAGTGTTAAAAAACAGGCCGAGGTGCATCGCGCATCCCGGCCCGCCCTCTACTAACAAACCAATCAACTATGAAAAAAGAACCTCATCGTAATCGGTTTTTATAACGTGACGATACGTACAGTGATATACCGCTAATGCTTTCGTCCGCATATAGAGACGCGTAGAGAGCGAAGCGGAAATACTTGTAGGGAGAGCCCGAGAAGCCACGCAGGCGGTGGTTTGAGGACGACCATATAAGGTGCCAAGAAGAAAGGTCGCGAGAGCCGTAGAGGGCAACCGCGACATGGTTTTTATGGAAGTGTCCGCGTATTAAAGCCCCCGAGATAGTTTTGAGTATATCCGGGGCGTCCAGTTTGAGCGGACGAGTAACGCACATACACTGCGCATCCGAATCGGCATTATCGTAAAGCGAGAAATCGAGTACGGAGCGTCGGGCGCTGTCACCTTGGCCGTAGATGCGGCTGACGGCGAGGGTATACGGGTATGATAAAACGCCGTAATCCAGCGAGGAGTGCGCCATACCCCAGCAGCGGTCGGAGATAGAAAAGACATAAGCATACGACTTGGCGACATTGGCGATGAAAATTCGTTGGTGTGCATGGTCGTATATTGTCCGAGCGCCCGAAAGGAAATCGCGGAAGGGGATGATGGTAATACAATCATCGTTGTCATGTCGCAAGATTTCGTGTATTTTGTCCAGCCCCGGGAGAGCATCCAAGGGGATATTAAACGGAGACTTATTGTCTATGGCATCCGAGACGCACTCGAGGTTAGAGCCCGACAGTACCATAAGGCCGCGAGCGGAGGGGAAAAGGATCTCCGAGTCGGTTTGAGTGATTCCTGCCGGGTCGGTGCAGACATCGCGAGACACGGGCGTGACGGCCGAATAAGTGCCTTTGTCATTGGTTTGGAGAGCCCATACGCCGTCAGAGGCGAAGGCATATAAGGGAAATTGGCCGAACTGGCCTTGCGAGAGCGCCTTGACGGCGGCAGACAGTGCCATAATGCGGTTGTTGCCGATGGTGTTGATGCCCGAAGGAGAGAAAGAGAAGGGGTTATTGACCTCCGAGGTGTACACCTTGTTGGGAATATCCGCTTCACCGCTAACGGCAGAGACCGTAGACGAGACAATTTGCGGCACTTTCCCCGGCGCAAGAGCCTCGAAGAAATAAGCGCCGTTTAGATACTCGTGAGCTTTGAGCGGGAGGACGTGCCGCACCTGTACTTCCGCGCCGGTGCTGTCGGTATACTCGCACTCGATTACGGCGCGGAAGGCATTGGCGTCCGGATAGAAAAAATAGCGCGGGGCGGTAGTGCTTGGGTTGAACAATACGTCCATGCCCAAGGCATTGTCGCTGCGTTTGACTCCTTGGTGGATGCGGGTGTATATTAGATTATTGACGCGGCAGTATACGCGTATAGCCACGGCATAATCCACGTTCACATGATGATCCTGTTCGACCTTGACATACGTTCGTTCCATAATCGAATTGAGCGGAAACGGCTGCGGTATTCGGATGCGCATATCCGCGCAATTGAGGCGTGCATTGAAGGCGAAAAGGTGATGCGGTATCAGAGCATGGTGAGACTGATAGCTATCCTTGAGCGATTGGCGTGTCACAAGATTTGTGAGGTCCGGCTCATCCGGGGTCAGCCTGCTCGGAGTATCGTCGAAGTGAGAAGCCTCGCCAAGACTCATACTCTTGTATAGATAGAAATTGCAGGTGTTGCAGAGGTTCTCCGTGAAATCCTCGTTGGCCACGAGGTTCCAGTACTTGGGAGGCTCACTACCCGGGAGGTAATCATCGGAAGAAGTGAAGACGCGGTCGATGCAGCTGTCGCCGACTGTATCCGCATAATGGCCGGTGAGTGCTATCACCTGTGTGCCGGTTGTTTCTGTGCCTGTTTCGTCCGTGATAGTAATAGACTTGGTATAGGAAAAAGGTGCGGATCGCATGATGTCTTTGTCTTTTTTCCAGGGGTAAGTCAAGTCCTTAGACTGCATATAGGTGTATATAGGGGCGGAGACGAAGATGTCGATACCCGTGACGATGTCGGACCATGCCGACAGCGGGCCGCCGTCGGATGATACGCCGCAGGGGCGACACATGAGAGCGTAGCCTTCGATGAGAGCAGTTGTCTTGACCTTTATATGGTCGTCGTCATCGCCCGAGGAGACCTTTCCGAGTTTGAGCAGCGGGATAGTGGCGGTTGGCAGCATCAGTATAGGTGCCGACGGCCAGTAATGCGAGCCGTCATAAAGTCGGTAGGCATATCGGACGAAGAACGGCTGGTAGAACAAGCCTTTGGTGGTGATATTATCGTTGACGTACGGCAGCAGCATCCCATATAGCTGTTGTGTGAGTGAGGCGAGTTCCGATTCCATACCGAAGGTAGAGGGCGCGGGCTTTTCCGGCGACAGATTTTTGTGTACGGAGATATCCTGCTCCGGGTAAGAGCTGCGATCCTTCACCTTGAGCATTCCGAATTCGAGTGCGATGAAAGGCGGCTTAGAGCCCAGGTACATATATGCACCATCTTTATACACGAGATATTGCAATCCGCTTTCGGTGGCGAGGCATACCGTATTGCCGATAATGGTGCAGTCGTAGATTAAGCTATCGGCGCCGATGAACACGCCCGAGACCTCCTTGATATTGGCGGCGAAATCGGTGGCGAGTTCGGATTTGTCGCCGTAGAATATTTTGCCGTTGTCATCCGGTGCGGAGAATAGCAGAATATCCTTGCCTGCGACCTTATGTACAGCCAGCAGGGTATAACGTGCCGGGATGTTAAAGAGCGTCTTAGGCGGAAATACGGGGTGAAGTTCGCCGTTTTCGGGGACGAGGTTAACGGCTTGGTCGAGAGAGCCGTCCTCGCAGTTGTAATCCGAGGGGATGGCAGTGATACCTTTGAGAGAAACCTCCTTAATCATTGCTGAGCGGGTGTTTGGTGATAATGGGAATATAAGTGCGACCGAACAGGCATATAGGGTTGCCGGTGGCGAAGGCTGCATAGTGAGCCGAGATGCCGCAGGCGTCCAGCAGGCGACGAGCCAGGCGAGCCGAATTGGCTCGGAAATTTCGGCAGCCCTGTTTAGTCGGGTATATACGAGCGTGGAAGCGGCCGTGTCCCGCATTGGGCACGGCAAAGACATAGAACTCGCCATCATCGGCATAGACATTGATGCTGTCGCCCGGTTGCAGTTGCAATGCGGCGGCGACGGCGGCCGTGATATGGATACGTCCGTCTCGGCAGAAAGTGATGTCCGGACGGCGTGTTGTAGATATGAGCTGTTTCATGGCGCGAATATAAACCGAGATAACGTATGGTGCATGATAACTTTAGAGAGACAGACAGCTGCATACCAGTGTTTGCAGGCCGAACCCGAGAGCGCCACCAAGTATGGTCATAGACCAGTCCGTCCAGTCCCACCTACCGCCCCATTGAACATCTTTGAACTCCAATGCCGAGGCGGTGATTATGGTGGCATAAGCGGCGCAATATATGCCGTCAGAGAACAATCCTATAAGCACGCCGCCGAGGATATGCAGGTGGCGGTTGGAGGTTGTAAACCAATTAAGTAGTTTGTTCATTGTTGTTTAGTTGTTCGGGGTTTCCGAATAAGTTAGTGCGTGGTTGATAGCATCGACAGCGTAGGCGAGGCGAGACAGCTCTGCTTCGCGCTTTTCACGTTTAGACGGGCGTGTATTGGGGTTTTCGACGCACATTTGCAGACGCTTGCCGCGTTTGGCGAGGTCTTCGAGTATCCATTCGGCTGTTTCGCGTGTCAGTTCGATATTGATTGGCTGCAGCCGTACAGCGTCAGGGCGTGAGGCATCCTGTGCTTTGATGCGTTGTGCATACTCGGATAGGCGAGTTATTGAGGTTTTCATTGTCGTATCATTTTAGCAAAGAAGATCCGTAATAAGCCTTTGTATTGCGGACGAGATGCGGCGAGTGTCCGCGGCCAAAGTCGGCCATAAACTTATCCGCATCGGCGATGGCGCGAGCGTGCATACGCATATCGTCTTCCGAGAATACGAAGCCGAGTGAATAGTGGCGCAGGGGGAGATGCATAGGACATTCTTTCGATGTTTTGTCATAGTGTACCGGGGTCCAATCGGTCTGACGGAATTGCGAGACGCGGTCGATGGGCGAAAAGCGGTGGCACAGCTTGCATAGCTTGCAAGCCTTGCGGGAAGTTCCGGTGCCGATGCAATAAATCATAATGCTGTGTGGTGGATTAGCGGCGAGAAGAGCCTGTAAGTGGGATTATATTGTAAGTTTTGAAGCGGTCAACGATGCGTCCGTAGGCGTCCTTTTGGTTGAACTTGTCTTTGAGTTGGTTGACCGAGAGGTTGGTGGTGATATGTGCGAAGCGACGGTCGGAGATAGCGAGATTGGCCCACAGCTCGTTGCGAGCGTGGAGGAAATCGTTGACCACGGTAAGTGTGTCGATGCCGTAGAAAGGACGGTTGTCCACGCCGACATCGTTGAGGCACAGATGCATTGGTTTGATTTGGAAGCCCGTGTTGCCGCCTTCGTTGTAAGTGTATAGGTCGATATTGTTGTAGATGGAGAAATGGTTGACCATCTGTGTGACGCTGACATTGGGGAAGTACAGCGGGTTGTTGAGACGCCGGAGATATTCCGAGAACACCTGCATCATTAGCGTTTTGCCCACGCCGACGCCACCTTGCAAGAGGATATTCTTGTGCAGCTTGTATCCGCGAGAAGGGAAGACCTCCTCGGCCAGCGGGCACTCGTTGAAATAATACAGGAGGAAGCGCAGCACATCGCGGTTGTCGTCATCAATGACGAAGCGGCGGCGTTGCGGAGCCAGGACTATATTGTTAGCCACCCATAAGAAGAACTTGACGTGAGCGGCGTAAGTGTTAGCGTCAGATAGGTCGGCATACTTAGCGCGCGTACGGCGCATTTCGTCGGTGGCTCGTACGGCCAGAACGTGCATAGTAGCCCACGGGTCGCGGTCGCTGCGGTTGTGTGTCCGTAGCGAATTGAGTACGGCGCGATCCCATTCGAGGTCTCCGGTCGGTCGTTGTCCGAACCCGGCGAGAGCGTCAATGAGGCATTGAGGATAAGTCGGCATAATCGTGTGGTGTTAATTGTCCATTCCGCCGAAGCCGCCGGAGAAGCCGTAGTCTTGCGGAGTGTTTTCGGCCGGGATATCGAGTAAAGGCGGTTGAGCCGGGAATGCCTTAGACATCCAATAGCGCAGATGCTTTTTGGCGTCTGCGAGGCTGTCGTGGCACGCTTTGCCACGCGTTTTTTTCTCGTCATTGCAATGTCGCAGGAAGCGAGACAGACGTTCGGTGTACTCGGTTTCGGAGATTGAGAAATCGGTGCAGACAGACTTTCTCAGGTCGGTGTCGGCCTTCATAAGCTCCACTTCTTGTTCGTACGATTGCACGGGTGCGGTGTCAGCCGACTTGGTCGGACGTCCGCCGCGTCGGCCCGAGCTATAGCGGGTTTTGTTGGTATCAAGGATAGGTTTCACGAGCGTAAACACGCTATTGGCAACAGGTTTCAGACTCTCGGAGAGATTTCCATAGAGGGCATATTCCATAATAGCCGTATAAATCTCAACTTGTATGTCCTTTGACAATGGCTTTATCGCCTCGTAAAAACTTTTATAGAAGATAAACGAATCTCTTTCCATGTTCTCGATCTTTTATGCAAAGTGCTGCAAAGCCCCGGCGTCAACTCCTGTTCGGCCGACCCACTGTGCAGGCCCCTTTCATTACTCAGACTTCCTTGATGCGGATACCGTGTATGTATAGCATGAGCTTCCGCTTGATTATATAATCACGTGTGCGTACACCTTTGGTGTCCTCGACGATTGTTTGGCCGGTTTGGTTGTCGACGTATACGAAATCGGCGACATAACGGCAGGCGCGTTCGATGAGCACTCGTACCGGACGGCCTTTAAGGTCTGTGCCGCATTCGCCATACTGGGCAGGGATAAGTATGTAAGGCACTTGCTCGCGCAGGTCGGAGATAGCCCCGGCTTGTTGCCACAACCGCAGTTGCGCGGCGCGGCTATGCTCCTTCTTGGAGGCGTGCGTGCCGACGCGCTGTGCGCCAAACTTGTTAGCCCTGCCCATGGTCGGTTACTTAGTCCGGGGAGTGTAAAAGAATACATCGACATACTTAGTCTCGCAGACAGACACAATCTCTATGCATTCCGTTGAGCCCTTCATAGCTGCATTGTAATTGCGAAGTGCTTCGGGAAGGCTGTCCGCCGGGGCGATAGAGTATGACGAGGTCTTGCGTTCCTGGCCAGACGTCGCGTCAAGGCTGATGAAATTGGCCTTAACCTTGTAATACTTTTCGCCGACGAAATCGAAGACCTCGGTGATTTTGGTTGTTGTTGCCGAGAGGACCGACAGATTTTCTGCCGGGTCGAGTACTTCGATTATGCGAGCTTCGGCCTCGGTGCAAGACATAGCGTCAACGAGATATGCCTCGGTGACTTGTTTGGCAGCGCCGTTGTCCATGATTTTGGTGTAACGGGTTTTAACTTCAATCCAGTTGTACATTTTGTAGATTTATTGATGGGGATAATGAGAAATATGGGAATACCGGGAACGCTGCAGGAGTCGGGTAGACGCCGTCTGTGGTCGCTACTATCGGCGGCGCAGCTTCCGCGCCAGCAGCAGTGCCATGCGGCGGCGGTTGGCCGCTTTGGCGTTGCTTCGCGCCGCCGCTGCCAACGTCTCGGCGTATGCCTCGATGTAAGCGGCGGCACGGTCGCGGTCGTAGTTGCTGATAGTTATCATTGTACTTTTACTTGAGTAAGAGACGGCGAGCACCTTGTACCTCGGAGAAATAACCTTCCGCCACATCGGGATGGTCGGCCTGGAAGCGCTTGGTATCGAAGCGGCGCGAGGGCTTTGGCGAGCGCCATGTGGCTATGGTTTGGCCGTCATGCGTTAGCGCTTCCGCATCGGTGAACGCAAGTTTGATTTTGGCTTCAAGTGCTTCCTTGCGCTCATCGAGTTCGGCGAGTTCCTTGCGGACGTCTTTGAGTTGTAAATAAGCTTGGAATACGTCGTCCGATACTTCGATGCTCTTGCCGTTGGTATGCCGATTGTATTTTAGTAAAACATCGCTGACGCTCACTGCATCAGGTTCTTTGCCTCCTTGGATATTGTCATTCCAAAAGCGTGCGACCTCGTCAGTGAGCCACTCGTAGAAATCCGGTACGAGAGTGATGTCCGTATAGCCGAAATCCCGTGCAGAGCAGAGCCAGGCGAGGCTACCCTGCGTGTATCCGGCCACTCCGAGTTGATACTGCACCTGACAGAACCAGTGCTTGGGGAGGTCGTCGGCATCTATGCTCATTTGCGTGGTTTTGCACTCGAGGATGCCTTTGTCATCGTTGGCGCGGCTTTCTCCGAGCCAATAGGTGCGGTCGGGAGAGACTTGCAAGAATGGGTGCTTGTTGTCGCGTATAATCCAGTCGCCGGCGCTGCGCTTGATAACCTTTCGGCCTGTTTCGTCGGCCCAAAAACGAGAGACGGCATCTTCGAGGTAGTGTCCCGCTTTCATCGCAAAATTCTCCTCCTTGGGGGGATCAATGCCGACCTTGCGTCTCCAAAGCTGATAAGGCGTTTCCCAGGGATTGAGGCCTACGATTGTGGCGACTTCCGATGAGCCTATTCCGCTTTTGCGTACTTCGAGCCACTCCTCACGGCTCTTCGGTCGAATAATAGTGTTGTTCATAATGTGTTGTCTGTATGGTTGATGTTAGTTTTCCTCCGACACTTCGAGGACTTCGCCTGTTTCGGGATTGACAGCTGCGGCTTGTGTGGATGTGCCGCTCTGAGCTGCGGCCATAGCTTGTGCGGCCTTTAACTTTGCTTCTTCGGCTTTTAGGCGTGCATCGGCGGCCGCTTTTTCGCTTGCGATGTTGGTGGCGCGGAATGTTTCCTGTACCGTTGTAGTCCCCTCCTTTATGGCGTTGGCGAGGCCGCGGAGTTCGAAGACCATATCATCGGTTACTTCGATGATATTCTTGATGCCGAGATAGGCGAGCAGCTCCTTGAGAGTTACGCCGAGCTTGGCGAAGTAATCGGCCATGCGCTGCATCTGAGTTTCGCGGGTCAATCCATGTCCCATAGCGACCTGCTTGATGTCGTTGATTACGCGCTTTGTGACTGCCGGAGGCACGATTTTCAACACTGCATTGCGGAAAGCTATGGCCGATGCGGCGTTGCCCGTCACGACCTGCATGTCATCGCTGTACGTCTTTCCGCTCTTGTCCGTGATGCGGCGTTTGACTTCGAGGCTGACAGCGAGATTAGTCTCCAGGTCATGGCATACGGCCTGTGCCGTGATGGTCTTGCCGTCGTTGCCTACGATACGTGTTGCCACACGGAGGTTGCCCCAAGCGCCGGCTATGATCTCGGCGAGGCGTACGCTGACACCTTCGATAAGCTGTGTGTCATTGCCTCGTCCGCGACGTAGAGCGTAGAAGCAGTCTTCGGCGGTCTCGGTGTCGAGTGTTGCGATGGCTTTGATGCGTTCGAGGCTTCGGGTGATGTCGCGCGGATATGTCTTGGCGGTTGCGATTTGGATGTCGATCTCGCTACGGTTGATAGCTTGTAGCATATCGGCTTGTTGTACTTCGATGATTTCGTTGTTCATAATGTTCGGTTTTGTTGTTGGTTATTAAATACTTGTCTGTGTCCCCGGCGCGGACTCGAACCGCGCATAGCGTTCTCAAATTTCCGAATAGCAACTGCCAAAGGCAGCCCGCAATGTCTCAGTGTGCGGCTATCCTTTCGCACACCCTTTCGGGGGTAGTAAGGCGGCGGCGGTTTGCTTTTCGGGAAGAAATGCAATGAAAAACAGTGTGACAAATCAGTATATGCCGACGCCTCTGACGCTTCGAAGTCGCGGCCTCTCGGCCTGCACCTCGGGGGCTACCTCTGTAGCGCGTCTCGCCCTGAAGATTGGGAAAACATAATCATCGTAAATCTGATTATCTAAATTTCGGTTTCTTTGGTGGATATGACATCGCGTATGCGGCGCCATATTTCGCGGGAGGCGTCGCGAAGTTCGTTGTCGGAGAGCTGTCGGCCGGTCCATTTGTGTGCGGCCTCGCGGTCGAAGATCTCCGTATTGCCGCGCATAACGCGGTAGATGCGTTTGGAGAAGCCGGGCAGTTCGATGTCGTCCGGTGAGCAGCCTATGCGGTCGGCGAGGTCGGCGCGAGCATCTATGATGCCCTGTATGAGATTCTCGAAAAGGAAGCCGAGGTCCAGGTTGTAGACCATCCAGTCGGCGTAGTCTGTTGCGATGTCAAAGTCTGTGGTGTACATATTGCATTTGATGTTTTTTGTGATGTGGGAGGAGGAGGGGTCGAACCTCCCGGGTGGCGCCAAATATCGCCTGCCTCCCGGGCCCGGACGATGCCGGGGATTAATGTGAAAAATTAGCATTATGTCGTCTCGCGACGACGGCGTCATCAGTGACGCAACCAAAACCCTAAATATCTATTTCACCTTATGTTATGCGTTTTCGATGCCGCGTGAGCACCATCGGTCGAATGCTGCGATGCAGCGGTCTGATCGTCGCCAGCGCGGATATATGCGGATGATGGCAAGCAATGCTGCTGCGCCCATGGCCTTGGAGACGACAAAGGCCAGCAGCCACTGAGGCATGTTGTATGTTTCAAGTGGTTCGGAGAGTATGCAGACTGCAGCTGTGATGATGAGAGCTGCGAGTGCGGCGATGCGTATTGCTGATATAGTCTTGTTCATTGTTGCGGGAGGTTAGAGTGTTTCTTGTACGAATTCGTAGAGTTCGTCTTGGATTTCGAAGAGGCGTCGGCGTGCTTCGTCGGTGTCGGCCTGGGCGATGAGTGCATCGATGTCGCGGAAGTACCAGCGAGGCAGGCTCTCGGCTTGTGCGATGAGTTTTTTGTCGTGTTCGGTCATATCGGGATGAGTGTTGCGATGTTTTTCATTGTCTTATCTGATTCGGCGTGTCGCTAAATATGTTGCGGCTTGCGAGTCGATTTCGGCTTGTGATGCGGTGCGGTGCGCGGTCTGCCAAGCTTCGATTTCTTCGCGTTTGAAGAAAAGTTGGCCATTCTGTTTGTAGGAAGGAAACGCGCGTTCTGCTGCCATGTGGCGTATGCGGCTTTCGCTGACGCCAAGCACAAGGGCAAGGTCGGGGACGCTCCAAATATTCTTCATCATTACGAGAACGGACTGCTTGATCTCGGCGAGTGTTTGTTTGATTTCTTCGTTCATGATAGGCGGGTGATTGTCTGCACTCCAGAGCGGAGTGAGGAGATGAATACATATTTGCCGGTGGCGTTGATGTCATGTACGGTCTTGCGCACGGTCTGCACGGAATACCCGTCAGGCGCCACGCAAGTCTCGCCCACTGCCATGTCGCGGAGGGCTTCTCCCAATGACTGGGGTTTCAGCTTTTTAAGTGCCATTGTATTGTTGTTAGGTTTATTTTCAGTAACTTTATGGTACAAAGGTAATCATTTGTTTATTTACAGCAATGCAATTGCTTTGATAATTATAAACAATTAATATAATTTAACACATATACATATGACTGAAACCATTAACGACCGTATAGAAATTATTGTCAATGAGAAATTTAACGGCAATAAAGCGGCTTTTGCCAAATCAATTGGTCTGCCACCTACGGGCATATCTAGTTATCTCGGTAAGCAGCGACGGAGCAAACCGAGTGTGGACATGGTCACGAAAATTATTACGACGCTTGGTGTCGATGCTCGATGGTTATTGACCGGCGAAGAGACCGCCAGTCAGTCTGTAAACAGCGTAGAGACTAACGGAGACTTCAGTCCGGCGTCGATGCACGGTAATGTATCGGTCGCCACGGATGCCGTGCTTGCCGAGCGCGTGAAGGCGCTGGAGGCGTTACTTGCCGAAAAAGAGCGATTGATTAAGGTTTACGAAAAATTAGTAGAGAGATGAAATGGATTATACCTGCGATAATCATCGGCCTTGTTGGCGGTGTACTCAATACCGTTACAGACTTGCATAAGGTATGGTGTTTCCTAATCGGGGTCGCCGCCTTTATTGTTTTTCTTTTCATTCAGTCTTTGATTAAGACTGCCCAAATAATGAGAAAGACCAAAGGTGTGAGAAAGGTTCGGATAGACCGAGATAACAACGTCGTTGGAATAGAATAATAATGCTTAGGATGCGTTTTTTAAGAAAAGCAATCGAACAATTTGTGGCTATAGTCGGAGACAATTTGAAGACCAAGGAGGAAAGAATTATGAGCAGACGCGGCGTGCAATTCGTCGACACTTGCGACCTCACGTCTCGTGGATACTACGGCGACAAGCACGGCTTCTGCCCACGCTGCGTCGACGACAGGGCGTATCGTCGCCTTTCGGGTATAATTGATAGGAATACGTATATTACGTATAAAAACAATCTCAAAGATCTATATGACGCTCTCAAGGCTGACGGAGCTCCACTGCCGGATTATGATGTTTTCGAACGCTACATGGGTAAGCCGGCCAATCGTCGGGAGCTTTACGAGGCACTGAAGGCGGATGTCGCAGTCGAAAGTCCGACATATGAAGAATTTATGCGACGTCTGACATCGCCATCGTGAATGAAAGCCGGAGGACGCTACGCACTCGGGACAATTATTTCCGTGTAGTGTCACGAAACAGGTAGAAGAAAAAACAAAAGAGACAGCGAGACGAATTTCGCCGCGCTGTCTCTTCCTTTTCAGTTATCGAAGATATTCGGTATTCGTTCGACTGCTGCTTGCTTATTTTTGTCAAGGACTTTCGCGTATATTTGCGTAGTTGTCAGTTCGCGATGACCTAATAACTTGCTGACAGTATAAATGTCTGTGCCAAGGTCGAGCATCAGCACTGCGAAAGTGTGACGACCACAGTGAAACGTGATGTTCTTGTCGATGCCGGCACGCAAGCACCATTCTTTGATTGCGTGATTTGTTTCGCTGGGATAGCGAATATCGCCGAAGACGTTCTGTGTAGCTTTGCCGCGATTGTCGAGGTCAAGCAAATCCGCCGCTTGCTGCGAGATGTCGAGATATTCCTGACCGCCGGTTTTCTTCTGTTTGAAGACAAGACGCACATATTCGCCCTGCTGCTGAACTTCGCCCCACGTCAATTTGATGATGTCGCTTCGGCGCAAGCCGGTCAGACACGAAAACAAGAACGCACGCTTGATTTCGGGAAACTCGCAATCTGCAGCAGCTATCTTGCGCACTTCTTCAAGTGTCAGGTATTGTCGTGTGCCTTCTTCGGCTTTGAAGCCAACGATACCGCGTATCGGGTTGTGCACGATGATGCGATCTTCGTATGCCTGATTAAGACAAGCGCGAAGTTTGTTGAAGTATGACTGCTTCGAGTTCTGTGACAACGGTCGGCGGTCTTTGCGCTTGCGTTTGTCTGTTGCGAACGCTTCTGCTTCGTTTTCAAGATAGTCGTGAAAGCCTTGCACCCACTTCGGCGTGATGTCGGCAAACGTTATGTTGTGACGCTTTTCGTATAGCTGAAGATGCTTCAGGCACGACAGCCAATTACCCCAGTTGCCGAGACTTTCTTTGCCGCGGCGCTTTTCGGTCAGTGTGCGGTAATAGTCGAAGAACAACGTCTGTTCGGCATAGCTGTCTTTGAAACCGAATTCGCCGTTCTGAATGTTGACCATACGCTGCGCTTTGATTGACTGTGCGAGCTGGAGCGTTGCGCGGTTCTTTTCGCGGTCTTCTTTCGTATGCTCCGGTACAAGATACAATTTCAGATACTCGTTCGTGCGCTTGTTGTTTCGGCAGATGTCGAGATACAGCGCAATCAGACCGTTAGCTCGCGGTCGTTGTCGTAGATAGACAAAATCCTTTGTGATTTTCTTCATTGTGGTGCGGTGATTTTTTTGTTGCGTTTGTTGCGCATCAGAAAACGCGCAACAGAAACGCACCACAAAGATAGCATTTATTCAGTATACAACCGCACGCATATCGAAAAAATGTTGTTTGGCGCGTTTCTATATCTTGTTGATTGTCTTGCTTTTTGTGCGCGTTTGGATGTTATTGATGTGCGTCTTAATGTGGAATGTTTTTTGCAATTATTTTCCGATGCAGAATGTTGTGTGGCGCTCGTAATAGATTGTAATGCATGGCTTTATATGTATAATACTTGAAGGCGACGCAACGTAAACGCATCAGTTTTCCCGGCATCAGAAAGGGTTAGGCGTCCGCATAGCCGTGAGACTATAGCGGGCGCCTATCGCATGTGTCGATATGTCTATATGTCTATTCGTGTATTACTTCAAGACGCAGACCGAGAGCTTCGCAGATTTTGGCGACCGTGTCGATGGTTACATTCATGCGTCCGTTTTCGATACGGCAGAGATGGCCGGCATCAAGACCGCAGCGGTCGGCGAGGTCGCGAACAGAAAGCCCTGCGGCATTGCGAGCGCGAGCGATGGCCGAGCCTACAGCCTTGCGAGTGACGCGCCCGATGGCCGTTGACCAAGTCGAGTAACCGGGCTTCCGAGTATAGGTTTCAGCCTTGATGACCTTGCCGGCGGCATCGGTCAGCGTCATAGACGCGCCTTTGCCCTCTTTGATTTCGGCATCGGTAAAGGGGTGAGCGCCGAAGCGGCATTCATCACCGCGATTGTCATCGTACCACTCCTCGTCAGCACCGAGCACGAACTCCTTCGTGTATACATTAGTGATTTTCTCCGACTCCGAGAGCAGCGCACCGGCATCCGGTTCGCCATCGATATCCTCGGGGTCGTAGTCGCAACGGGCGACCGATACCCACACCTTGAGGAAATCGTCCTCATCCTCATAATTGCAGAAGCAGTCACGGCAGTTGTTGACGTTGTAGGCTTCCAACGCCTTGAGCGCCTCGGCTTCAGTCTCGTAGACATTGGCCGGGTAGTTGATTTCGTAATACTGGTCGTTGTAGGTGGTTGCGTCGATGTCAATAACATAAGCAGTTTTCATAATTCTTGTGCCGTTTTTTTTCCGGTGGCGCGCCGGCTATATTGGTTATTATTTACACTGCAAAGTTAGCGACTTTTTTTGATGTTGCAAAATAATACAACGAAATATTTCAAGTATTAACTTTATTTAACCTTTCAGTGGCGGATGCGGCGATAAAGCCAAATGCCAACGGCTAATAGGGCACCGGCCAGTAGGCCGAGGGCGATTTTGCCCAGGACTATCCATCGGCGTTGTGCGGATGTCAGCTCGCGCGGTACGGAGACGCTGACGCGGACGGTGTCGGTGGCATGTATGGTGCGTGTGCGCCAGTGTGTGCGGTCGATGCGGACGGTGTCGGCGAAAATGGAGGGCGGGTTATGGAATGTGGCTGTGGCGCATAATGAGGGCTATTGTGGCGCGTTTGGGCTTTGGGTGGTAAATTATATGTCTGCGGGGTTTTGCGCGAAATTAGGGGTATTTCTGCGCGCCACAGCGCTATGTTTGGTGTCGGGGTTGATTGGCGGATAATGTGGAATAGGATTTGTAATGGCTATGATGGCCGGGATGGGCTGAGTGTGGAATTGGGGTGCTTTTTCTTTTTTTGGCGGAACTTTTTTTCTTTTTCGGGGGATGGGAGGGGCGTTTTAGGGATGATAGCCGGAATGGCGGGGATGGCTGCACCGGGAATGTCGGTGCGGTGCGTGAAAAAAATTCTTCAAAAAATATTTTGTCGGCGTCGTCGGTCTCTCGCGCGTACGCGCACGCGCATAACGACGACAGAAATAAATTCGATTAATTTATTTCATCTACATCTACATCTACATCTACATCTACGCGCGCGCGCGAGGTTTTTAATTTGTGCAAAATAAAAAAACCAAAGCATAACCAAACAATAACCAAAGTGTAACCAATGGTTTTTTCGGAGTGTTAACAAGTGTTACATTATTGGTAATGAGGATGAAAAGAAAAAAGCGAGGAAAATCGGAGAGTTGGAGATAAAGAAAAATTTGAAAATGTGGGAAAGAAAACTTCTCCGGTATTTGGTGTTGTTAATGTATTTTCAGGGTTTTTAATGCTCTTTCGAAGTTTTGGAATTTTTATGAAGTTTAATATTCTTTAAGTATTCAAAATATTTTTGCTTTTATGTGCAAGTGCTTTGCCCGCTCAAAAAAAAGAAAGGCGGGCGGCGAGGGAGACAGTGACGGCGCAAGTGCAAGTGCGACCGGAAGGGGTCTTAGGGTCTGTAGGAATTTTAGAGGATCTAATCGGGATTGTCGTCGGGGTTGCAGAGTTTGCGGAGTCGGTCTTCGATGGTGGCGTGAGCGGTGGCATCAAGTGTGCCGGAGATGTCGATGGATTTCATACGTGGTGCGAAGTATTGGGCGTATTTTTCCATGACGGAAGCGCGAGTTGCGGGGTCGAGTGCTTGGATGTCGGCTTGGAATTGTCCGCTGTCGTAGTATTGTTGCCAGGTATTGGCGAGTACTTGTCGGAGAGTCGCGGTGACGCGGTTGGGTGTTCCTTTGGCGCGTCCTCCGAGGCGGCCTCGTCCGTCATTTTTGGGTCTTGCCATAACTAAAATAGTGGGTTTTTGTGATGATTAAACTAAATGGGTGTGCGGATGCTCGCGTGTAGCGAGTTTCGCAAAAGATAAAGTGTGAATGCGAATGTAGCGGTATATCTTAGCGCGGTATTTATAAGTATTGAGGTACATACACATTATATAGTACACTTACACATTATATATAAAATATGATAGGCAGTATCGTGGGCGCGGGATTGAGCGCCGTAGGCAGTATCTTCGGCGGCATAAGTGCGTCGAAGGCTATGAAGAAGGTTAAGAAGAATCTCCAGAAGCAGCAACGAGAGAACGAGGCGTGGTATAATCGTCGATATAATGAGGATGCGACGCAGCGAGCGGATGCGCAGAGGATAATGAGTATTACGGATGAGCGTATGCGCCAAGGTGTGCGTGATGCAGTGGCGGCTGCGGCGGTGACCGGCGGGACGGAAGAGTCGGTTGCGGCGCAGAAGGCTGCGAATGCGGCGGCGTTGGCTGATGCGGCGAGTCGTATAGCTGTAGCCGGTGATGCGCGCAAGGATAATATCGAGAGTACGTACCAGCAGCGTTCTTCGTCGCTGAATAGTCAGTTGAATGATATGGAGGTGAAGAGGGCTGACGCGATAGCTCAGGCGGTTAAGGGCGTGACGTCGGCGGGCAGCAGCATTGCGGGAGCGATGTAATGTAGAATGTAGAATGTTGAATGGCAATGACGACTACAATGAAGAAGAATCCGTGGGCGGCACAGCCTACCGAAGCGACTACCGATGCACAGCAGGGGACGGCGCAGACAAAGCCGCAGGCGCAGCCGGAGCAGGCGGCGGATGATGCGGATGCCACGGGTGTGGAGAATGTGCGGTATGAAGATGTGGCGATGCGGGGTGGACCGCGTGTGCCGAAGAATGGCGCGCAGGTTGCGGCCGAGGGTTTGACTATGCCGGCGGCGGAGTTGGCGAGGCCGGATGCCGTGTCGAATGTAGAAGCCGGAAAGTCGAATGCCGGGGCGCAGGGGCAGCCGGCGCAGGGGCAGGAGTATGATTTTCGGGGGTTTGATAAGCAGATAGCGATGCTCAAGGATGCTGCGCAGCGGACGCGCGGCGAGACTGAGGAGGAGCGTAAGCGCAGACAGAAGCGTGAGCGCAGTCGCAAGGTGATTGCGGCGGTGTCCGATGGGTTGGCGGCGTTGAGCAATTTGTGGTTCACGTCGCAGTATGCGCCGAATATGTATAATCATAAGGAACAGTCGCAGTTGGATGGTTTGCAGCGGCACTATGAGCGTATGCGTGCAGAGCGCGAGGCGAACCGCGATAAGCATCTGCAGTATGCGTTGCGCTTGGGAGATGTGTATAATGCGCGGGCGGCGGCATTGGCGGCGCGTAAGGCGCGAGCCGAGGCGGCTCGTGCGGCGGCGGCCAAGGATGCACGAGATGCGGAGTTGAATGAAGCCGAGGTTGCGCGTACACAGGCGCAGAAGCGTTGGTATGATGCAAAGGCGGATGCCGAGCCGGTGAAGGCTCAGGCAGCCAAGACTAAGGCTAATAAGCAGGTTGTGCGCGGCAGAAGCAGAAGCGGAGGAAGCGGAAAGCCTGCAGAGTACCCGTGGTATGACCGAAACGGTAAGCTGAATTGGTCGCACAGCTATGAGGCTATGCGTCAGAATGCACTGCGTGAAGGGACGTGGGTGGAGAGTACGGGTACGAGTACTCGGACAACGCATAATAGTGTCACAAATGCAAATGAGACGACGACAACGCCGAATAAGGGCCGCAGTACCAAACCGAGTGAGAATACAGGGTACGCAAACACAAAAAAATTAGGATTATAGACTATGTCATACGATAAAATTGATCAATTATATGATGCACTGAAGGCGGATGGTGCAGTAAGTAAGAGCCGTGAGCATTTTCGCAGTAAGATGTTTGCTCCGGGCGAGGAGGGCTACCACAACCGCCGGGAGCTTTACGATGCACTGAAGGCGGATGGCGCAGTCGAAAGTCCGACATACGAGGTGTTCGCCAAGCGTCTGGGATTCGCAGGCTCGGGGGCTGATTGGCTTGAGGAGAGAGCGGAAGGCTGGTATGATAGCCGGAATAGGAGTGATGGGAATCATGGGAGTAATGGGAAATATAGGAACGATGGCGTGGCGGTACAGCCACAAGACCGGCAACAGGTACAACCGCAAAAGCAGATGCAGGAGCAGGGACAGGCAGCGCAGACACAAGTGCAGCCGCAAGCGCAGCCGCCTGGATGGCGTCCGACGATGCAGGATCGTATACGTATGATGGAGGGTGTACGCACGGCGACACATTTCGATGAGGTGGCGCAGGGTCGCACTGATGCTGTGCGGCGCAATGCCGAGCGTAATACGGCAGAGAGCCGACAGCGGCAGCGTGCGGCGCATGACCGTGCGGTGGCGGCAGGGCTTGATACGCGCCTGACAGGATTGGGCGGAGTGCCGCAGACAATGTCGAATGTAGAAAGTGGAAAGTCGAATGAGGCTCAATCACAGGAGCGGTCGCAGCCTGATTTGGCGCAGACGGCGTCTCCGGTGGTGTATGATACGACGGTGGATGAGCAGGGTCGCACGCAGATTGTGTGGCTGATGCCAGACGGGACACTGACCAGCGACCGCGGCTTGGCCGAGCAGGGCGCGATGCGTGCGCGGCAGACGCGCTTGATGAGCCAATTTGTAGACCGTATGCGTGCCAACGGGCTTGATCCGTCCAAGCGTGCGGATGTGCAGATGCAGGAGCAGGAGGATGCACGTGCGCCTATGCGCAGGGCAGTGGAGATCGCGTGGAGTAAGGCCGAGGATGCGGACAAGGAGGCAGGAGAGTATGACAAGGCGGCGGCAGGAGCGTATTCGTGGAGAGATGCTATGGCGGATGCCGATGTGCATGGTATGCACGTGACGCCGCCGAGTACGCGCGATATTGCGGATATGCGCCGGAGGGTGTCGCACAAGAAGGCCTTTGATTTGCGGAAGATGACGGATGAGGCTTGGACTAATCTGCCCGAGTATTATCGTGAGGAGATGATCGATGCTTATGCGTCGGGGCTCAAAGGTGACCGCAAGGCGGCCGAAACGCTGTTGCGAGACGAGATGTCGCAGATGCTATATGGGCACTTGGTGGAGGCGCAGAAGCCTAAGAATACCGGTGAATTTGTTGCGCGGAAGATTGGTGAAGGCAATATAATGTCCAATGAATGGGCGAATGAGATAGCGGCGAGCGCTATGGCCGACAGTTATGACGAGAATATAGCGCGTACTGCGGCGATGTCGCAGTATGGTGCAGACCATCGTTTGGCCGATATAGCAGGCACGGTTGTGGGCATGGCGGCCGACCCGACCACGTATATGGCAGGTGGTGTGGGCAGCACGGCAGGCAAGGCTGCATTGGGAACTTTGGCGCGAACTATGGCCGGAGGGTCACTGAAAGGAGCGACTATGGACGTAGCCAAGCGCGTAGCCGGGAGTACTCTGGGTGGACGCCTTGCCGCAGCTATGGCAGGCGGCGGTGCGAATTTCGGCACATACGAGGCATCAAAGAACATGCAGGAGCAGATGTATACCGGAGGTGTGGCCGATTACAGCACCGGCGAGCGCGGCGGTTATAGCCTCGGCGCGGTGCTTGGTGCGGCAGGGCGGGGCGTAGTGCTCGGCACCGCTATGGGGGCTATAGCTCCCGTAACCGGCAATGTTGCCGATAAGGTTGTCGGCAAGGTGGGTAGCACGGCAGGCAAGGCCGGAGTGCGCGCGGCGCAAGGCGTGACCAATGTCGTGGCCGAGGGCACCGTATTCGCTATGCCCGAATGGCTAAGCGGCAACGCCGACTGGATGGATGCGTGGAGTGACGGCATGGCAACCGCGTTAGGTTTCAAGGTCAGTCACGCAGTGAAGAGCGTTCCGCGCACCATAGAATCCTTGCGACCCAAGAAGGATGCACGCGGGCGCGTGACAGACGGTATGGACTTCGAGCAGCGCTTGCGCGAGCGTCTGAACGGCGGCGGCAAGGGCATGGCGCTGACCAAAGAAGAAGAGCGCGAATTGCGCGAGAACGGTTATGGCGGCTTGGCCGACCTGTTCGGCGGCGAGCACGTCAAGAACAATGGCAAGGTGCACTTGGTGCGCGGAGCCGATGGCATGTGGCGAATGGTGGTGCGTGATAGCGAGGGTGTCAAAGAGCGACCCGAAGGGACAGCCACCAAAGAGGAACGTGAGAGCGCACGCTATGCCGGCAATGTCAATATGGACGGGTACGATGCCATGCGTCAGTTGATGGCAGACGGGCGTGTGAGCGAGGCTGCGCGTGCCAAGTGTTATTGGATACTGACGGGCCGTACCGTGCCGATGAGTACTGTTGCCGGGTGGCAGACAGAGGACCATGGAGACGGAACATATACCGTGCGCAGTGTCACGGCAGACGGAGATGTGATTACCAGTCGTCGCTTCAAGAATAAGCGGGATGCGCAGGGCGAGGAGATGAAGATACGTCGTCAGGCAGAGTATAATACCGTGGAGGTCGGTGAGCGCTATGCCGAGGGCAGAGCGTATGAGGCGGCGGCGGAAGATGTTGCCGGGGAGTATGGTACGACCGCGGAGGCGGTGCGCAATGCAGTGGCCAATGTCGAGGCAGGCAAGGGCACGGCAGGCGAGCAAGAGATATACAAGCGCTTGGGCGAGGCGATGGAGGCCAAGCGCGGAGAAATGTCGGCAGAGGCTATACGCACGCGCATAGAGAGTGAGGAAGGATGTTCGGTGGATGCGATACTGGGTAAGTCGCCGGATAAGCGGACACAGGCCGAGCAAGCGGTGGTCGAGCGGTATTTGGAAGAGCTGTATCCCGAGGGAATGTCGAATGTAGAAAGTGGAAAGTCGAATGCCGGCCGGGGCAGCTCTGATGGCCGAAATAGCTCAGATAGCTCTGATAGTAGTATTGGCGAGGGGCCGGCGCAAGACGTAGAGCTTGTGCCGATCGGACATGGAGTATTTGGTGATGTGTACGACCAGTTCAGGGGAAATGCACAGGGTGCGATAGCTTTTCTTGAAGCGAAGCAAGGCGGCGAAGCTGTCGGGGCACTTCATCATAAGGATGTCGGAGATATATCCTTGGTATGGGGCAACGACAAAGCGGGGCTGAAGAAGATATTGCAGAAGCACCCGGAGGTTGTGGACAATCTTCAAGGAGTGATAGACGGAATGCAGGTGGTGCAATCGTCAGATAATCGCATAGTGCTTGAGAGTGATACGCACAAGGCGGTAGTGAGCAAGATGCTCGGGCAAGAAAAAACGCCGCAGTGGTTACTGACGGCGTATGAGAAGAAGAATGCCTCGGGCGGTAGTAGTGACATCGATCCCGAACCTCAGGAAGGCATGCAGAATGGCACAGCTCCTCTGCAAAGCGATTCTTCCGGGGGCAAAGGTACGACAAATGTGTCGGATGTGCAAGGGCGAGCGGAGCGTGATGCGGCGCGTGCACAGGCGAAGGCTGAGGCAGAGGCGGCGTTGGAGGAAGCTTTTGCGGGGCGCGAGGAGATGTTGGCGGACGCCAAGGACGATCCGTGGGAGACGTTGCGCGACCCCGAGTTGACGAGTGAGCAGCGTGATGCGGTGGTGCAATACCTGAATAATGTAGAAAGTGGAAAGTCGAATGAGGAATCCGCGCAAGCGGCACAAACGATGCAGCCTACGGGGATGACGGCTGAGGTTGCACAGGCGACGGCACGGCGTATCAATCACGAGAGTGGTATGGTGGTGCCGGCGCGTATTGCGCCGATGATGGGAGTACCGGCCGAGGATGTGTATATTGTCAGTGGCGAGGTTCGTATGCAGCCTGACGGCAGCGGTATTGACCGCGGTAATTCGGACAGCTTTATCGTGGTGTGCGATGGAGATGGTAATTATCACGCGACATCGCCCGAGCGCTTGGAGAGCGTAGGTGAGGCGATGACGCCGGAGCAGTTGGCGCAGACGCTTGAGAATAATGGGAGTGATGGGAGCAATGGCCGTAATGGCTCCAATGGCTCTGATGGGAGTATTGGCGAGGCGCCGGCAGGCTATGATGTGCAGGGTAATCCTGTGGATGTGCAGGGGCGTCTTGTGGTGGAGAATGTCGGGTCAATGGATGAAATCACCGATGGGGATTTTGAGACGCCTACACGAAATGTGCAGCTACCCGATTTGCCGGAGAATGTTTCAACGGCAATAGGGAGTGGTGGCAAGCCTGTGGTGATAAAGAAATCTGTGTTTGAGAAAAACCGCGACAATCATCCCGAGATAGATGCGGCAGAAAGTCGCAGTATATTGGAACGGGCGCTGTACAATCCCGACCTTGTGGGCAGCGTGCAAGCGAGACGACGTCCCTACTATCGCGTGGCCATACAGACGGGCGACAGAAATGCCGTAGTCGTACTTGATATATATGATGGTAAGGATAATACGGAGATTGTCGGATGGCGTGAGATAAACGAGCGAGGTCTTGAAAGAATGAGAAGACAAGCCGCCAAGGATGACGGGCAACTCATCATACTTTCACCGAGCGATAAGCCCGGTTCGGCGGCAGCCCTTTCCACTCTTCAAGACGGCTTGTCTTCCGGTGGCAAAGGTAGTGAAAAAGCGGCGGATGCGCAAGGGGTGCAGGCGGCAGGTGCGTTGTCGCGCGTGCCGGTGGATGCTAAGGGCGAGCCGATGTTTGAGGCGGCCGAGGATGCTGCTACGGCGTGGGATGCTCTTGTGGAGTATAGCGGTGGCGATGCGGCCACGGCGCGTGAGATTGTGTCGGTGATGGTTGAGCAGAAGCGCAAGGGATATGAGCGTGCTCAGAAGCTCAAGCCCAAGGGCAAGACGCCGGCAGAGATACTATCGTCGAAGCGCGACATAGACGGCGAGCGTGCGCGTACGCAGCAGGAGTATGACCGTTGGCGTCAGATGTCGGAGGTCGAGCGAGAGCGTGCAGCGGCTGCAGAGCGTGAGCGCGAGGCCGAGGCGCGGCGTTTGGCGGCAGAGCAGGCCGAGCGCGAGCGAGCTGCAAGGGCGGCGCAGGCCGAGGCCGACCGTCGGCGCTTAGAGCGGTTGAACGGCGTGCCCGATTGGCGTGCCGATACGGCGGATGCGGCGCGTGCGCGCGGTTATCGTCGCAGCGGGCCCGAGGTGATAGAGCGTCAGGGGGCTGTCGATGCGGTACGCGGTAAGGCAGTGCGCGTGAAATTTGCCAAGGACACGACCGAGGACGGTGTTGCGGCCGTGATAGATGTGGAAGCATTGCAGCCGAGCCATGTGCAGGGCGTAAGGAATGTGCGACACTTTATACCCGAGGCGCAGCCCAAAGACCGCAAAGATGCGGTGAGCAAGGTGAGTGCGCAGGATATAGCGCGTGATATACGCCCCGAGGAGATTACCGGAAGCATTACCGCGTATACCGGAGCGCCGAGTGTGAATGCGCGCGGCGAGACCATACAGGGTAATTCGCGTGCCGATGCGTTGAAATGGATGTACGACAGCGAGCCCGAGCAGGCGGCCAAGTACAAGGCCTACCTTGTAGAGCATGCCGAGGACTTCGGGATGAAAGCCGAGGATATAGAGGCTATGGAGCGTCCCGTGCTGGTGAATATGCTCGATGTGGACGATGCGCGAGCTATACGACTGGGGCAGTATGTGCAGTCCGATACCGAGAGTGGCGGCGTAGAGCGTATACGCGGACGTGCGGCGGCGCGTAAGATGGGCGCCGATATACGACAGTATGCAGAGCGGCTGTTGTCTTCGGAAGACGAAGAAGCGAGCATCTCGCAATTGATAGCGTCGAACGGTGTGAAGACCCTGCAATGGATGAATACGCATGGATATATCACCGACACGCAGTATGCCAGTTGCTTCGACCGCAAAGGCGAGTTGACCGGAGCGGCGGCCGAGGACCTCAAGGACGTGTTGTATCAAGGCATCTTCGAGGGCGGCAGTGTAGAGATAGAAGAGATGTTTGCGAAGCTGCCGGCGAAGGCACAGCGAGCCATATTGGCGACGGCCTACCGCGATTATGACAGCGGCGAGGCCGACAGCATCCGCGGTGAGATACAGCAGGCCATAGTGCTGTATAACGAGATAATGATGTATCCGCAGTATGCCGGGGCGACGAATATCGAATCGGCATTGACGGCGGTGGTTGCATGGTCGCAGCAGTATGCATTTGATGAAGCGAGCGGCGAGAGTTATCTGCCTGCCGAAAGATTTAGTAACTTTGCGTTGCATCTGGCGGCGATGTACAAGGGCATGAGCCAGCGCGGGTTGCAGAAGATGTTCAACGACCTGTACGACACGATACAAGGCGTGGGCGAAGATACGTTGTTCGAGAGTGCAGAGCGCACGCCGCACACGATAGCCGAGGCCGTCAAGAAAGTCCTCGGCATAGAATACAAACCTGTAAACGGAATAAATAATGGAGAGAAAGGACATGTACCTGTGGCTGACGATGGTGAAGTCGGCCAAGGAGGGAGACGAGGAAGCACAACAGATGTTGGAGGCCGAGAACGCGTTGCGGGCTCAGGCCGGACGGATGAGCGTAGAAGAGGAACTGCTGCAGCTGGCTCGGGAGCCGGAGGCGTAGGGCTTTCGGAGGGCGGCGGCCCGGTAGGCCGTTCGTTGTCGGAGAGTGAGGCGACTGATTTGGTCGGGCGTATGGAGGCGTCAGCCGAGGTCGCGCCCACGGTAGAGCTGACGCCTGAGAATTGGTTGGCTCAGTTCGGTGAGGATGGTATGGTTGACACGCCTATAGGTGTTGTCAAGATGGGAGAGAACCAGTTTATCAAGATGTATTCGCGTGGTCGTGCGGAGTATTTTGGTATGGTTTATCCTACGCTGAATGAGCCGGATGTAGTGCTTGAGGAGGTTGACCCCAAGGATGGCTCGGAACGTGACAGTAAGTATCTTTTCGTGAAGACGTTTGTCAAGGCGGATGGTACACGTATTGTACACTTTGAGTCTGTAACCGTGAAAAAAGACGGCATGGAGGTCTCGATAAGTAGTCATGAGATTAAGGACACAGCGGTAAAAAACAAGATGCAGAATGATAAAATCCTGCATCTTGCTGAGAAGCTGTCTCCCGGTTCTGAATGGCGCTTAACCGAGACTTCGAGTGGGTCGGAGAGACCGGACCTTGTTCCTACGTCTGACAAAACTTCTCTCAGGGGCAAAGGTACGACAAAGTCGGCGGATGCGCAAGGGGAAAATGCAGAAAGTAGCCGGAATGGCTTGAATAGCTCGAATGGGAAGAAAGAGGATAATGCGGCGCAGATAGCGCGATTGGAGGAGCTGTTGGAGAAGCCCGGGGCAGACAAGAAGCTTGTGTCGGCAGAGATAGCGCGTTTGCGCGGAGAAGCGGCAGGCGGCAAAGAGCCGAAGAAGCCCGAGAAGGAGAGGAAAGAGACTGTCTTCCAACAGGCCGAGCGCGTGGCCAAGGGAGCGCGAGATAAGCGTGAGGGCGCGAAGAAAGTCGGGTATAATGCCGAGACCAAGAAATGGAAGGGCATTCCGTCCGGGGATATTGTGGCGACGAGTGCTGCAGACAGGTTCGGTATTATCACGGGATACACGCATGATCCGCGAATAATAGCGGTACACAATTCCAAGAGCGGGCGGACGTGGCTGGAGGTTGAGGTGGATGACGATCATGCCGAGACGCCGGAGCGTATCGTTGAGGTGTTAGAGAAAGAAGGCTATGAGATGGAGGGTCGCGGGGGTATTGCCACCGTGAACTTCGACAGCTATAACGAGGCGAAGGCTTTTTCCGAGCACGTGCGCGAGATACAGAAGCGTGTGGATGCCGAGCGCGAAGCAGAGGCAGCGGCAAAGGCGAATGGGCGTAATGAGAGCGCTGAGGGAATGTCGAATGCCGGGAGCAATGCAGAGTTTGAGCCTGTGGGCAGCGGTATGTTCGGGGATATATATGACCAATTTCCGGGTGATGCGCAGGGTGCGTTTGCGCTCTTGAGTGCACGAGAAGGCGGAGATGCGCTTGGTGTATTCCATCGTGACGGCCTCGGCGACATAGATGTTGTATGGGGCGATAAGCGCGGAGGTCTTGCGCATATAGCAGACAAGCATATCGGCAGCGGCAAGAGCTTTGCGGATATGGGCGAAGCCGCGAGTGCTATAGATGAGATAATCAAAGGCGGCGATATGGTCTTTGAGAACGGCGATAAGGTTGTGTTCAAGAAAGACGGCAAGGTCGTCACCATACGAAAGAATATCAGGGAAGGCGGCAAAAAAATAGCCGACAAGAACTGGGTTCTGACGGCTTATGATGAGATGTCGGCTGACGGAGGCGTAAGTGCTATAGCTCCGGTCAATCAAGGTCAAGCTGCACCGACCACCGGCAAATCACGCGACAAAGTTACGACAAAAGAAGCTGAAAAGCAAGAGCAAGGCGAAGAAGGTGCGGCTGCAGATGTCGATGCAGAATTGGCGGCGAAGTTGCGCAAGTCGCCGGGGCTGGAGTTGTCGACGAAGAAGGTTAAGGGTAAGGTTACGGTGAATCCCAAGGATTATGCTCCGTGGCGTAAGACGAAAGAGGATAATGAGCGGCCGTTTTTGCGCGGAGTGCATTACGAGGGCGGCTTGGCCATAGCTACGGATTCGTATAGTATCATAATGGTGCGCAGCAAGTATCCCGCGGCGTGGGAAGGTAAGACCATAGGCTGGGACGGCAATGCGTTAGATATGGGCGATTATTCTTATGTGCCGTGGCACACACTCTTGAGATTCTTGAGTATGCACAAGAAAGCGTTGTACGCGGTGGATAAGGCGGCGTTTAGGTCGGCGGTAGAAGAAGCGCGTGCGGACAAGGCGCGCGGCGAGCGCAATGTGCTTGATTACGCGATAGGGGTGCCGTATGCCGGAGGCGAGGTTTATATTGCGTTAGAGCGTGCCGAGTTGTTGGTTGACCTTATGGGCAAGGTGAAGAACGGCGAGTTGCGCTTAAATAATACGGGGCCGTATGTGTGCTTGAGCGGCGATGGTGTATATTCGATACACATGGGTTTGAGCAAAGAGCGGATGAATCAAGGTTCGGGCACTTATGTTGTGGATATGCCGCAGGCGGCAATATCGGCTGTGCGAGCCATGGATAGTCAGGGCAATCCGGTGAATGCCGACGGAACGCTGAAGGTTGAGAGAGTGTCAACGATAAGTGATATTACGGATGAGGACTTTACCAATCCGAAGCGAAATGTTGTACTTCCGCCGCTTCCTGCAAAGGTAGACGATGCTATCGGCGCAAATGGAAAGGATTTGGTCATCAAGAAGAGCATCTTTGAGAAAAACCGTAAGAGCCATGGTGATTTGACGCCCGGACAGAGTCGTGAGATATTAATGGAGGCGTTGTATCATCCGGACTTGTATGGTCAGAACAAAAAGACGAGCAGACCGTATAATTGGATATTGATACACAATGCGGAGAAACATTCGTCCGTTATATTGGAGGTAAGCCATGGCAAGGACAATGTCGAGATAGTCAATTGGCACTACCTGGATGATACGGCCTTAAGGCAAAAAGAAAGACAAGCCGTCAGGGAGGGTGGCCTAATCCTCACACTCGCAAGTGCAGCTGGCGATACTCAAGACGGTTTGTCTTCCGGTGGCAAAGGTAGTAATAAGTCGGCAGGTACGCAAATGAAGCAGAACAAGGCGGACGGTGCTGTTGCCGAGGGCGTGGAAGCGTCGGAGGCTGTGTTGCGTGATGCGGTAGTGGAGCGGTTGCGCGAGAGCGGCTTGGAAGTGATTACGGACGTCGAGGCCGGGCAGAAGGTGTTGGATGAGGCGAATGGCGGACAGGCGCAATTGCGTATGCATGCTCAATTGACAGCACTGACAAAGGCGTCAAATACAATAAAGGCATGGCTTGACGGGAACAAGCGCGGCAAAGTCTTTACCATAGAGCTTCCCGAAGCGACACAGCGTATGGTGCGTAGGGCTATGGGCCGAGACTTTGACAGTCATAATATTACGGCAAATGGTGTGGTGCATGCGCAAAAGAATCATGGCGTTGAAGGGCGGAAGCTCAAAGAGAGGAGTATACCGTTGACAAAGGCTGATATGGAGCTTATGCCATACGTTATGACCGCGCCCGATTATGTGCGACGCGGAAGCGATGATGTGAGTGGTCGAGTATCCGTACGATTCTACAAGGAGCTTAGCAACGGATATGTTGTAGTGGCTGAGAAAGAATACAAAAACAGCCCGAATGATATGGAAACCATTACCATGTGGGCTGAATTGTCGGACAAGGCTACCAATGCTCGGCGCGAAGCCGCCCCTGATACACACGTCCAAAACGCTATCCTTGACATTGACGCTGCAAAGATACGCAGAGATGCCGAGAATGCAATAGAAAACGACATAAAAATACGAGAGCATCGCGTATACCACGGCAGTGGGGCGGACTACACGCATGGCGGCAGAGCCGATGGTGCGAAGAATTACGTGATTTTCGATGACAAAGACTTGAAGATTACAGACCATGTGCGGTTTTTCCGGACGGCCGGGGGCGAGGCGTACGGCTTCACTGTCGGTGGGAAGATATATATCGATCCGCGGATAGCGATGGCGGAGACGCCGATACACGAGTATGCGCACCTGTGGGCCGAAGCCTTGCGATGCGGCAATGCTGCGGAGTGGTCCAATGTGGTAGGGTTGATGAAAGATACTCCCGTATGGGCTGAGGTGCGAGAGCGTTATCCCGAGTTGGAGAGTGACGATGAGATAGCCGATGAGGTGATAGCGACATATAGCGGACGGCGCGGTGCCGAGCGGTTGCGTCAGGAAGCCAAGAAGGTCGCCGAGGGCAAAGGCGGCGTCTTTGAGAAAGCCGAGGCCATAAGCGCTTTGGCGCGAGTGAAGGCGGCGTTGGCACGCTTCTGGAAGGGCGTATGCGACTTCCTGCATATACGGTATACACGTGCCGAGGAAGTAGCCGACAGGGTGATGAAAGACCTATTGGACGGAGTAAATCCGCGAGATGTATTGCGCAAGAACAAGCAGAATGAGGTGATACAGCGGAGCAATCCGATGGGAGACGATTACCACACCGGAGTACGCGGCGTTGAGGATATACGGACGATGCGCGAGGCCATATCCGAGGCGCGTGCCGAGGGCGCAGAAGGCGGCTGGGAGACGTTGTCGAGTTATCCCGATGTGAGCAATGCGATGCTTGAGGAAGCGTTGCGCAGCGGACGAGTGAGGGTATACAGCAGCAAGCCCATAGAGGCCGGAGTGTTTGTGACGCCGTCGCGGATGCAGGCCGAAGACTATGCCGGCGGCGGACGGGTATACAGCAAAGAAGTGAGCGTAGACGATGTAGCGTGGCTGAATACCGATGAGGGACAGTTGGCGCCGGAGGCAATGTCGGAGGCGGGAAGTCGAATGACGGATGGGGTGCGTATGGAGGCAGCGCGGCGCCGCAGCGAAGAAGCCGAGCGGCGAGATAAGCAGCTAAGGGCGCAGGACATAGCCACGGCCATAGTGACCGGCAAGACCGAGGCGCAGGCACGTGCCGAGCGGCGTGAGCGCGAGCGCAAATACAAGGAAGAGACCAAAGAATTGTACGCAAGAGTTTTGTCGGGTGATTTTAATGAAGTAACTTTGCGGTTGATAAATGACTATCTGGACAAAGTAACCCCACTGAATTATTATGGACGACCTCTTTCTAAACGACTTCCAGCGCGAGCATTACGAAAAATGCCGATTGGAGAACGAACGGGTAGCATCGATGCACTATTCAGCCGAATATCTGAGAGCGCAGTCGGAGCGCATGAACGCGCTGGTGCAGAAGGAAAGAGAAGAATTGAGGAGAAAAAGAAAGAGCTCCTCAAAGGGTGGGCGATAGCCACCGGGCACTGGCATACAGATGTATCGGACTTTACCGATGATAAGAAGCCTATAGGCAGCGGCAAAGATTCCGATGTGTATCATAGCAGAGACGGCGAGAGTGTCATCAAGGTATCGAAAGGCAAGGAAGATATTAAGCGCCATCGTCCCGACATAGACAATATTGCGTTGTTCAACTATGTATTCCCGGGCAGCAAGTATGAGATTATAGGTTATGGCGAGATAGGCGGGAAGTTTGTACGCTTTCTTCGACAGCCGATAGTAGACTTCACCGACAGCAAGCCGCTGACGGTAGAAGATCGTGTGGAGTATATGGAGCGTCTCGGTTTCAGGCCGATGAATGCGGAGAAGACCGCGTTTACGAACGGCGAGATAGTGGCGTCCGATATACAGGGCAACAATATAGTTAAAGACAGTCTGGGTAATGTTCGCGTGATAGATGCCGATATGCGTCTTCACACAAAGGATGTCGGCGGCGAGTACACCTATGCGCCCGTGGAGAAAGACACGGAGATAATGTCGAATGGAGAAAGTCGAATGTCGGATGGGCCGCGGTTCCAGTTTATAGGCGAGAGAGGCGCGGAAGACATGGCGGCGGTCAATGCGCGGTTTAATGAGGAGTTGGAGCGTTATAAGGCCGGCGAGATGGATAAGAACGAGGTGTTGCATCTGGGCAAGCCGCAGGGTGTGATGCGTGCGTTCCTTCCCGATTTGCCTATTGTTATGCGACAACGTGTAATACGTAAAGGCTCGGAGAAGAAGCATGAAGTAGACGTGTCTGCTATTAAGGATATGCCGCAGCATCTATCATCGCCAATATTCGTATTCCAGCGCAGCGCTGATACAATCGGTGTGCTTACGGATATGCAAGATCGCAGCGGCAAAAACGTATGTGTTGCCGTTGAGTTGAAGCGACAAATGCAGCAAGGTACGGAATATCTTGAAGTTAACGATGTGCGTTCGTTCCACGGCAGAGAGTTCAAGAATATCGTAGAGCCGATTGCCAACAACAAGACATTGAAGTGGGTAGATAAAGAGAAAGGACTCGCTTATCTCTCCTCAGCGTCACAACCGGTTCAGCAGGAAATAGATAAGCGTGTCCTTGAAACTGCTACAAAGGTAGTGAAAGAATTTGAGAATCCGAAGGTTTCGGGAGAAAAAGTTGAGGGCGTTAGCAGAGAAGCCGAGCGGGAGGCGATAGTAGCATCGGCCAAGGAGGCCGGCACGTATATGAAAGCGCCTAACGGTCGGGCAACACGTTTGACGGCAGATGAATGGGTCTCGGTACGCACAAAAAATTTCAAGCGATGGTTTGGAGACTGGGAGAGTGAGCCGGAGAATGCGTCCAAGGTTGTGGATGAGAACGGCGAACCGATGGTGGTATATCATGGACGTAGTGTGGATTTCAATGCCTTTGAGCGACATGAGGGAAGTCGTTATACAGTCGGGATGGAGCGCAGAGTTGTGGCAGAAGGGCATTTTTTTACGCCTGATGAAGAGTTTGCGGAGACGTATGCGCGCAATGCAGCCGAAGTACGTGGAGGTAAGGCAGATGTAATAGCGTGCTTCCTGAATATCAGACGTCCTATGGATCTTGTGGACAACGATACGTTTGACAAAACATATAAGGAGGTCACAGGTTGGAATTATACACTTGCAGATTCGCAGGACGAGTTGTGGAGCATCATGGATGAGGAAGGCATGTCGGATAAGATAAAGTCCAAGGGATATGACGGCGTGATTTTTGCAGAGGAATTGAACGATGCATACGAGCCGACAAAGATTTCGTATTGCATACTGGATGCAAATCAAGCAAAGTATTCCGAGGGCAATAATGGTGACTATTCGGCGATGGAAGCGGATATGCGTTATCGCACGAGTGGAGAATTGGATGCCGAGTATGGTCGTAGGTGGCTGGACGAGCAGACCAATAGTGACGGGCGTCATACCACGCAGGTGAAGAATACGCTGAGTTCGTATCAGAAATTCGGCGAGTGGGTTAAGCGAGAAGCGCGAGATCGCGCGGTTGAAGTGCTTGATGCGAGCAGCGGTCTTGGCATAGGTACAGAGTGGATGAGAGAGAACGGCATCAATGTAGATGACGTAGAGCCCTATCCATCGGAGCGGCGAGCAGCGCCGACTTATAAGAATTACGGAGACATCAAGAAGAAGTACGATTACATCATCAGCAATGCGGTGCTCAATGTGATACCCGATGACTGGCGTGCCGGGTTGCTGCACGACATGGCCGATAAGTTGAAAGATGGCGGACGCTTGGTGATAAATGTGCGCAGTGCCGAGAGCATTCGCAGGCAGGGCAAAGAAGGCGAGACCCGCATCACGCTTGACGATCCGTCAGAGATATTGGTATTGCGGCCCGATGGCAGCATCAAGGCCTATCAGAAAGGTTTCACGAAGTCGGAGTTGAAAGAATGGTGTGAGAAAGAATTGGGGGCAGGCTATAGTGTAGAAATCGCCAATAAGGGCAATGCCGGAGGCAGCTATGACACTGCGGTAGTAGTGACCAAAAATAACGAAGGCGGCACTGTAGGTGTCGCCTCCGAGACTGGCCGTCCAAGCAGGAGTGCCCAGGCCGTATCCAATGCGGGTGCAAAGATAGGCAAAAAATCCGAATATCGAAACAGTCTTGAGGAAATTTCCGAAAGGATGGACGAGAGAGGTATGGGAGCGCACGAATTTCTGTACAATATTGCCAAGGCCTTCGGGTTGAAGGGCGATGGGCTGCGTGCTTCCTTCTACCAAGACCTCGGCAACTCGGTGGGTATACGCATATCCGATCATACGGCAAATACGTATAATATTGCAAATAAGAACGGCAACAGCGAGGTGTATGGTCTTGTTGTGAAGCTTGGCGGACATCGTTTCAAGCCGAATGCGGATGCCGACTATCTGGAGTATGTGTACTATCCCGACCACTTGGACGGAGCGCGTCAGAGAGAGATTGTAGACGGGCTGAAAGGCTTTGTAGACAGCGGAGATTACACGTTGCTGCCGAAGCCCGACATGGTAAATCGTTCCGGCCGATTTGAGATGACTGAAACCAATTTTTCCGATGGGAACTATAGTAGTGCCGGGGCGAAAGGGGATGATAGAGACCCGGGGGCGATGGCAATGAGGGCGCGAGAGCTTGGCGAGCGGCTGCATACGTCGGTGCGTGTTATACGGACTGAGGAAGAAGTGGCTGCATTACCTTCCGTGCGCCAGCGCAGAATGAAGGGTAGCTTCAATCCTATGACTGGCGAGGTGACTATTGTTGTTCCCAACAATGCCAACATGGCAGACATAGAGAATACGTTTGTGCATGAGGTTGTGGGTCACGATGGCTTGCGCGTACTGTTCCCTGGTGAGGCTAAGCTTAACAATGCCCTTGATGAACTCTACCGTGTGTCTAAGGACGAGATACGCGGCACCATTGACCGCATGGCGCAGAAGATGTACGATGCCGAGGTGGACCGCGTACGTGAGAAGAAACGCAAGGAGCATGTAGCCAATGGCGAGGATGCCAACGCTTTATACTATGCAGACATGGCAGCAGCACATGCCGAAGCCGGAAAGAAGCGTGAGCAGTTCAAGCGTGATGCCACAGAGGAATATGGAGCCGACCTTGCCGGACGTATCGGTGAGGGTGGTTTTGAGAAGATGAGTGCGGCGGAGCAGACGTTCTGGGGGCGATTGAAAGCCATGCTTCAGAAGGCGTTGCAGCGGTTGCTGGGCGGCTTGAAGATACGCAGCAAGCGTCAGTGGGGCGATAAGGAATGGGCGTTTGTGTTGCACGAAGCGTTTAAGCGTAAGCGCAACGGCGGACGGCCTACCATATTCGATATGGCAGACACCGAGGTTATGCGTAGAAAAACCGGGTTTGGAGAAATGACGAATGCGGAAAGTTATGGCCGAGATGGAAACGGAAGTCGGAAAGAAACAGTAAATTTGCAGTATGGAAAAAGACTTGGACAAGATAATGATGAACAATGGTCGCGAAACGGCGGCCGAGTGGCTGGCGAAGGAGCCCGAAGCGTGGCGCGAGGCGGAGGCCGAGGCGATATACGAGTGTTTGAGAAGGGGTTGGCCTCTCCACGTGGGGAATATACAGTACGTAGCGAGAGAGATAGACGCGAAGCGGAATCCGAAAGGCTGGTAAATGTAGCCAAAGAGAACGGGCTGTATATGCCTAAGGAGCGTATTCGCGACTTGGGGCAGCGATTATCTAAGCAATCTCGTGAAAGCGAGGTATATATCAACAATGATGCAGGCAAGGTCTACAAGGTAAAAGACCCGTATGCGTCGGCGGCGATGAAGCCGGGAGTGAAGCCGGAGGATGCGATATACGAGTATCTTGTGCATAACAAGTATTTCCCGGAGACGACTTATACGTTTGAGGGTATTACGGACGACTTGGGGGATGTGCGCATAGTGTTGTCGCAAGACTTGGTTCGTTCGACAAAGCGTGCGAGTGCGCGGCAAGTAGAGGAATATCTTGCGCAGAAGGGTTTGAAGCGGATGGATGGCTATCACTTTGGTAATGACGAAGTGACGGTTACGGATGTCGAGGGTGACAATGCGTTCATTGATGAGAATGGCAAGGTGCGTATTATAGACCCGGTGATAGACTTCAAGAAACCTGTCGAGGAGATATTGGGCGATGAGAGCCGTGATGGCGGCATAAAATTCCGGGATGGGGATGATATTGTGCGTAGCGACAAGGCGTTGGCTCGGGCGTTGTACGAGCCGATAATATGGACGAGCCGTTATCAGATGACCGAGGCGTTCCAGGACAGTATGCTTGGGCTGAAGACGCTGTACAAGGCAGTTGAGAAGGCCAGTGGCAGCAATAGGGACATAGCCGATATACCCGGATACGAGAATGCCTACCTTGCCGAGAACCGCATGAGCAGTGTGGTGATGGAATCGCAGCGGATATATGCCGACAGGTATATGAAGCCGCTGACGGATGCTGTGGCCAAGTTGGCCGGAGGAATGCGCGGCAAGCAGCGCGTGATAGATTATATGATGGCCAAGTTGGCCGGAGGAATGCGCGGCAAGCAGCGCGTGATAGATTATATGATGGCCAAGCACGGGCTGGAGCGCAACGAGTATATGCGCAAGCAGGCCGCGGAGAACGGCGAGGAGACAGAGCGCGACTTTGCCGGACTGACGGCGTTGACGGGGCTTGATGATTGGCAGGCAGCCGAAGGAGCGGCACGCGTGATGGTCGATGACTTCGAGAGTACGGAGAGCGCCGAGGATATAGAGGCGTTGTGGAAAGCGGTGAATGCCGCCACCAAGAAGACGCTGAAGACGTTGTATGACGGCGGCATAATCAGCAAGGATGTCTACGAGCAGGTGCGCGATATGTACGAGTACTACATACCGTTGCGCGGCTGGGACGAGACGACCTCAGACGAGGTATATGCCTACTTGCGGCAGCGTGGCGGCAGCGGCAACGTGATGAAGAAAGCCGAGGGGCGAGCCAGCAAGGCCGACGATCCCCTTGTAGCGATAGCCGGCATGGCCGAGAGTGCGATAATGCAGGCCGAGAAGAACAAGGTAAAGCAGTGCTTCCTGAATTATGCCTTGTCGCATCCCAGCGACTTGGTAAGCGTCAACCGCCTATGGCTGCAGCACGATGAAGTTGCGGACGAATGGAGGCCTGTGACGCCGCATATCGACATCAAGGATAGCCCCGAGGAGATAGACCGTAAGAACGGAGAATTTGAGGCGCATATGCGAGCTTTGGCCAAGGCCGAGCCCGACAAGTACAAGCGCGGGCGACAGGCACGCGGCATTCCCTACAAGGTGGTAAAAGGTAATCTTGCAGAGCATCAGGTATTGGTGTTGCGTAACGGCGAGACCTACGTGCTGACAATAAACGGCAGTCCGCGAGCGGCGCAGGGGCTGAACGGATTGACCAATCCCGACAGCGGCAGCGAAGGTGTTGTCCGTAAAATGTTGGATGGTGTAATGTATGTCAATCGCACTTTGTCGAGCCTGTATACGACGCGTAATCCCGAGTTTGTGATTAGCAACTTCATGCGCGACATGCTGTACGCCAATACTATGGTATGGGCCAAGGAGCGCCCGGCGTATGCGTTGCGGTTTAATATGAATTATGCCATACTCAATCCCGGGATAATGCTTGCTATGCAAGCCTTTTACAAGAAGGGGACAGCGCCCGGCAGCACCTATCAAAGGTTATACATAGAATTCAGAGAGAACGGCGGCGAGACCGGGTTTGCGCAGCTGAAGAGCGAGGCGGCGCGCCGCAAAGCCATCAAGAAAGCCTTGAAAAAAGCCAACCGGAGCAAATTGAATCCCGTCACGGCGTTTGAGGCCTTAGGTCAGAAATTAGACGACATAAACCGTGCTGTCGAGAACTGTGCGCGCTTTGCCGCCTATGTGACGAGCCGACAGACGGGGCGCGACGTGGCACGTAGCATTTGGGATGCCAAAGAAATAAGCGTCAACTTCAACAAGAAAGGAGCGTCAGACAAGTTCCTCGGGGAGGAAGGGCAGACCTATGCCGGCAATGCGGCAGCTGCTGTCGGCGGCGCAGGACGACTATTCTATGTGTTCTGGAACGCAGGCATACAAGGTATGAGTAACACCGGTAAGATTGTACGGCACAATCCCATCAGGGGGCTGAGTGCTATGGCGTCGATGTTCACGCTCGGAGCCGTGATAGCCGCGCTTAATGCTTGGGATGATGAGGAAGATCCCGACAGCCCCAACGCCTATTACAATCAGCCCGGGTATGTACGTCGCAGCAATATTATGTTCAAGCTCGATGATGCATATATAAGCATACCGTTGCCCATAGAATTCCGAGCATTTTACGGGCTTGGTGAATTGGCTATGGGTGTCATCAGCGGCAAGGAGCAGATGAGCGATGCCGAGTTGGCCAAAGAGATGGCGTCACAGGTGTCGCAGATATTTCCTATCGACATGTTGGAGGGCGGTGGCGGTCTACATCCCTTTATTCCGAGTTTGGCAAAGCCGATGGTGGAGGCATATACGAATACGTCGTGGACCGGTATGCCGATATACCGCGAGAAGATGCCGTGGAATGAGAATATGCCCGAATGGACGAGAGCCTATCCGAGTGCCAACCATCAGCTATTAGGGGCTGCCAAGTGGCTCAACGAAGCCACGGGAGGAGATGATTACTCCAAAGGAGCGATAGACATAAATCCCGCGCGTGTGGAATATATGCTCAACGGCTACTTCGGCGGCTATGCAACCACGGTCAACAAGCTGGTGAAGATGGCCGAGACCGCTTTGGGCGAGCGCGACTTCGAGTGGCGCAATATGCTTATGGCGAGTCGCCTTATCAAGACCGGTGACGAGCGCAACAAAGACAAGAAGCTCGACCACGATTACTACCGATGGAGAGAGGAGTATGACGAGACACGTCGTTTGTTGAAAGCCTACGAGCGCGAGGCCAAAGGCGGCAGCGATTTCTATCGTCGGCGCTTAGAGCAGTTGAAGGCGAGTGACAGCTATCGCCGCTATCAGGTGCTGGATAAATACCGAGGGTTGCTCGACTATCTCAAGCGCAATGTGAATGACGACAGGCTGAGCGAAGACGTGCACAAGCGACTTGCTGAGAGGTATAAAGACGCACGACGTGTGGCCGTAGAGCGGATAGACAGCATTGATAGGGTACTAAAAGAGCAGCGATAAGACGCAATAGATAACGGAAGAAAGGGGAGGTGGCGGCGTACCTTTGCGGCAGACGGCGATGTAGAATGTATAATGGCGAATGACGGCTACAAATACAATTACGACTACAGGTACAAATACACCCCGGAATAACGACAGAAGAAATATGGCAACGAGACTACACCGGGCGTCCAGGGTGATGCCCAAAGACGATACAGACAGTGTAAAGCGAGCGCGGCGCGTGGCCGGCGAGAATCGCGCCTTCGAGGTGCTGTGGCAAGCCCAGCAATACTGGATGGCGATGGAGACCTTTCGCCGCGACCGCGAGCGCAACAAAAATTACACCTATGGGCGACAATGGGACGACTATATATGTATCGAGGGCAAACGGATAAAAGAAGAAGACTGGATAAAGAGCCAAGGCAATGTGCCGTTGAAGAATAACCTGATACGGCGTATGGTCCAGGCCGTATTGGGCATCTACCGCAGTCAGGCCAAAGAGCCCACGTGTACGGCGCGTGACCGCGACGAGCAGCAGTACGGCGAGACCATGAGTACGGTATTGCAATGCAATATGCAGCTCAACCGTATGGGCGAGGTCAACGCCCGGTGTATGGAAGAATTTTTGATTTCCGGTTTTGTGGTGCAGCGGAAATGGTACGGATGGCGCGAGGGTAAATTAGATTGCTGGACCGATTATGTGCAGCCCAACAACTTCTTTATTGACAATAATATGCGCGACTTTCGCGGCTGGGACTGCACGTGCGTGGGCGAGATACACGATGTATCCTTTGAGGAGCTGTGCGGACGCTTTGCGCACAGCGGCGAAGACTATGCGCGCTTAGCCGAGATATATGCGTATGCGCGCGACAAGAGCTATTTGAGTGCCACCTTTGACGACTTTGGTTTTCCGTTGCAGGGTTATTACGACTTCTTGGTGCCCTATGACAGCACACGATGTCGCGTCATCGAAGTGTGGCGCAAAGAGAGCAAGCCCAGGTGGCGTTGCCATGACGTGAACAACGGAGACGTGTTCAAGGTTGACGTCGAAGACTTTGCAGAGCTTGTAGAAGCCGAGAACCGGCGACGAGAGGAGACGGCAGCCGCGCTTGGTATGGACGAAGAAGACATACCGCTGATACGGTATGAGTGGTATATAGACACCTACTGGTACCGCTATTACCTGACGCCCTTCGGGGACATACTCGAGGAGGGCGAAACGCCATACGAGCACAAGAGCCATCCGTATGTATTCAAGGCCTATCCCTTTATAGACGGCGAGATACACAGCTTTGTGGCCAATGTCATAGACCAGCAGCGGTATACCAATCGTTTGATAACGATGTACGACTGGATAATGCGAGCGAGTGCCAAGGGCGTGCTATTGTTCCCCGAAGAATGTTTGCCGGCCGGTATGAGCATGGAAGATGTAGCCGATGAATGGGCGCGATTCAACGGCGTGATAATGATACGACAGCCCAAGACCGGGACGGCGTTGCCCCATCAGATAGCCAATAACTGCACACAGATAGGTATCAGTGAGTTGTTGAATATGCAGCTGAAATTCTTTGAGGATATAAGCGGAGTGAACGGAGCGTTGCAAGGCAAGCCCGGGTATTCCGGGATGTCCGCGAGCCTATACAACCAGCAGGCGCAGAACGCCACGACCTCGTTGTTGGACTTGTTGGACACCTTCAGTGCCTTTGTCAGAGACGGCGCATATAAAGACGTGAAGAATATTCAGCAGTACTACGATACGCCGAGGGTGTTCAATATTGCCGGGAAGAACAGCACGATAGTAGAGTACGATCCGCGCAAGATACGCGATGTAGAATTTGACCTGAATATCATAGAGAGCACGAGTACGCCGGCTTACAGGGCTATGGCCAACGATATGCTGATGCAGTTGTGGCAGGCGCAGGCCATCAGTGTCGAGCAGCTATTAGAGCACGGCGACTTCCCGTTTGCGGACGAGCTGTTGCAGAGCATCAAGAGCCAGCGCGAGCGATTAGAGCAGGGTCAGACGCCCGACGGGTTGTCGCCCGAGTTGGCACGACAGGTGCAGCAGGGTGCGGACATGCAGGCCGTGCAGCAAGCGCAGGAGATGGTAAGGTAGAGAGGGAGTCATTCTATGCCTGATAGTATGTATGCACAGCTATGTAGAAATTTTTAGATTTGGACTTCCGGAATGTATGTCGTGATGTCAATCTCGGGGAGTTTGCTCCCTTTGCCGATTACATCATCAATAAAGTCCACGCATTCTTTTGCCGACATCTTCTTTCGGATATATGCGTAATAAAGGAAGTCAATCGTTGTGAGATATGTTATTTGGTTTTCTTCGCAGTATTTTTTGATGTCGCGGAGGTTGCTGCTACCGAGGACGTCATTGTTGTCGCGACAATAAACCATGCAAGCGCTTTCTCCTCGCCCCAAATAAGAGGTGAGTCGGGCATATTCGCGAGTTGAGTCTCCGGTTGGGTTAAATGTGATAAGGGAAATGCGCTTACCGAGGAACCGGAGCGTGTTGTCAATTTGGGTTTTTGCGCTGCGAAGCTTTGATACTTCGTTGTATACGACATCGAGGATTATGAAGCTATATTCGGGGAAGATGTCAGTCAATAAGAAAGAGAGTCGGCCAGCCTTCATAAAGTGAATTATCACATCTGCATCTAATATGATTTTAGTCTTCGTAGCCATTGATGCCGATTTTAGATAATAATTCCAGATAGTGACCTTCCGAAATTTTTTCGGAATCGTATAGACGACGAGCTTTTTCGCCGAAGTCACCTATTACAAGATTCTCATTCCCGGGATTATACAAGTCTGTATTATAACCATATTCTCGTGCCGTCTTAATTGCTGATAAATTCAGAAATGTCTCTCTGTCTGCTTTGGATATAAATCCAAGGTCTTTCAGCCTATTGACAATGGCGCTGCGTGATACCGAAAAATATTGTTCCAGGCGAATGATTGTGGCCAGTGACACTTTTGCCGATTTTATTTCGTTGTCGGGGATGATTTGTAATATCCCGGCATACGGCATAAGAAAATGTTGGGCAAACGCATCGGCATACTGCTCCGATTTGCTTTTAGTACAGCAGTAGTCGCAATTATGAGGTTTGGGGCTATCTTCAATATAGAGGTGGTAGAGCTCGTGTGCGATAGTAAAATGCTGTCGGCCTATAGGCTGATTTGAGTTTATGAGCATAAAACGGTTCTCGCCCTTGGGGTTTCGCAGGCTCATGCCGGAAAAATTTGATGAGAGGGGACGAAAAACAGTAAGAATATTGAGTTTGATTAAGAGGCTTTTAAGGTTAACGGCCTCGGCATCGCTTAGTCCTGTTTTTTGGCGGAACTCGGACACTTTGCGTTCTATCATGTTGATTTCCGATTGTGTCATCTTGCTTCTATCCTTTCCATTTTAATATAAGATTTAACAATATCCTTAAAACGAATGATTTCGTCTGCATCCGAAGGTTTGATTCCGTTCAGGCGGAACGCCGAAGCCAGTATTATGGCATCAGTGTCGTCATTGTTTTCAAAGAGGATATTCATTTCACAGCCAAAAAGATCGGAAGCTTTTTCGATGATATTGTATGGCATTTCTCTATCACCAGATTCGTAATTGGAGTATGCAGAGCGGGTAATTCCGAGTGCCGCTGCCACTTCATCCTGCGTGTATCGAGCCGTTTCCCTAAGTTTTTTTAGATTGGAGGATAGTATTGTTTTCATAAGCGATGGTTTTGTGTGGCAAAGTTACCGATTATTCCGATGTGATAAATATATTGCCACATAAAAAATGTTAAAAGCGGTGGGTCAGAATACGGCTTCGGAGGGAGCGGCGCGGTGGCGTGGTTGAGAGGTGTCGGTGAGGGGGACGATGCGCGGGGCGTCCATTTCGTAGAAGCAGATATGGAGGCCGATGGCGCGGGTCATCAGCAGGTCGTCGTGGTGTCCGTCTATGGCGCCGTAAGCGCCGTTTGGTTTGCGTTCGTAGGTGAGGTATTCGTCAAGGCAGCGGATGTCGCGCTCGGTATAGAGGCCTTCGCGAATGACCTTAACGAGAGTTGAGATGACCATAGGTTTGGTGGCGACGTTGGTATGGAAGCCGTATTTACGCGGCAGACCTTGTCGTATCTCGTCCTCCGATTGTCGTCGGGCGTAGAGGTTTGGATATAGGGTAGATATTTGGTTGAGGATATAAAGTGATTGGTCGCCGCCCTCCACTTGACGTTCGCGGTCGTGAGTTTCGAGGGTATTGCTTTCGATGACCAGGAGTGAATTGTTGTAGAAAGCGGCGATTTGAGCCGCCTTCCAAGCCAGGCGGTCGATGTCGCAGTGACCGTACCACTGGGCGATGACGGCCGGAGGTTCTCCGTCCATAAGGTTGATACGGTCGAAGACCACGATGACAGACCAGTCCGCCTTGTCCGAGCGTCCTCCGACGTCCACCACAGTGAGGTATCGGTCCGTGACTTCCGAGTCGGGGTCGCTTTCAGGCTTAGCCCACAGCCACAGCAGTCCTTGAGCGTCTTCGGAGAAATGCAAGCCCGAGAGAGCTTTAGGTCCTTCGGCGGCGTGAGCGTCCACCTCGCCGATAAATCGTGGTGGTCGGCAGCTGCGTTCGAATTTACGCACCAGGTACTTATCGAAGACCATAGTGCCCGAGTGCACGAAAGCCTCCTCATCGTCGGATGGATATTCAGAGGCCATGACGCCGTGGTCGTTTTTGCCGGCTCGTTCCTCGATATACCAGTGTATAGCTTCGAGCGAAGCGCCTTTGAGCCATAGCCACCAGAGATACTTGCCGCATTCCTCGCGAGAAGAAGCCACATTGGGATTTTCGCGGTTCGTGTACAAGTTTTCGGCGAAGCGGCGTTGTTCCTTGTCAGAGGCAAAAGGCAGGCGGTATTGTTCGATTTGGAACCAGGCGACAAACAACGCTTGAAACTGCGAGCGGACCTTAGGGTCGGCAGCGGCGCGGTATTCTCGGTGGAAGAAATTACCCGTGCCGTTGGCGGTAGACTCCATGACAATCATAGTGAGAGGTTGGAGGAGTATACCCGAGCATGCGGCGCGTACGATGTCTTCCGGGGACTTTCCCTCCGTTTTGCGCCACAGACCGACTTCGGAGAGGTGCACCAGCGAGTAATCGCCGCCGCGGCATCCGTCCGGGCGTTCCGCCGTTCCGATTTTGATTTTGCAGTTACGTTGCGGCACGCGGTGAGTAGAGCCCGATTTGCCCACGCCGACAAGCTTAGGCTCGTCCGGGGAGTACTCCTCGCCCATATCGTGGAGGAACTCCACGGGGTAGTCCTTGATCATACGGTCGAACATATCCTTGATTTCGTCCGATGCTGTACCTTGGTGAGCGATGATAAGCGAATTGAGGCCCTTGCGATGGAAGAACTGCAGCCACGCCATATAGAGCTGCGTGGTAGTCGAGCCGCCCCATTGGCGAGCTTTGAGGAGGATAAGGCGTATCGGTCGGCCGGCACGGCGACATTCCTCAAAACGCGACACGAGGATCCGTTGCGGATAGTACAATCGGAAGAGGACATCCTCGCCCGCCTGCTTATTCTTGATTTTGACCAGAGACGCCGCCCAGAAAGCGAAATCGTGCTTGAAGCGCAGGCGAATGAGCGAGCGTGATACGGCAGTGCGATTGGCCTCGGAGGGGTCATCGTGCAGCACATCGATGATAAATCGTTCGATAGAGCCGGCTTTGGCGAGATGTCGAATGAGAGGGATGTGCAACATATCCTGCGGCAGCCATTGGACCGGGATAGCGAAATCCGAGATGTTTACGGGCGAGCGTAGGCCGATAGAGCCCTCGCCCGTAATGGGATTGAAGGGGGCGAACATAGCGGCGTTACGCTCGGCATTAAGAGCGATGATATCGTCAACGACCTTACTACTTGTCATACCAGCCACTCTTGATACGATATATGAACTCGCCGACCGTGCGAGGCGTCAGGTAGAACTTAGGAGCCGGGGCATTGACAATATCCGCCACGACTTCGAACATCGGGCGAGTCGGGTCGGCGTCGTGAGCGGCTCGGTAACGGCGGAATATTTCGTTGAACATCTCGCGTTTGTTACGTCGCATAGGCGGCAGTCGGCGGTTAGCCAGCATAGCCGAGACGACGACGGCGGCACGCTCCTCCGAGACCCAGAAGCGAGACGATGGCGAGTCCGCCACACGGGCGAATATATCCGGCATGACGATATAATCGGCCTCGGCCAGCCGAGCGCGGTACACTCGCATGAGGTCGGCATTACGTTCGTGCGTAAAATCAAGGATACAACCCGGGTGTTTCATTTCTGCAAAGATAAAATCATGAGCCACAAAAGATAAAAAGGGCGGGGCGGTGTGGCGGTATATCTTTGCAGAAAGATAAGACAACGTTAAACAGAAAATAAACGAAATGGCTGAAGACTATCAAGTTACGACCAAGCGCGAGGCGCAAATCAAGCGTTTGCGCGATAAATATCCCGACAAAAAATTCGAGGATGACGAAGAGATTTACGGACAGATATACGACGATTACGACCAATACGACCGAGAATTGGCCGATTACAAAGCCCAAGAGAAAGAATTGTCCGATATGTTCGGGGCCGATCCGCGCAACGCGCAGTTCTTGGCAGATATGCACAACGGCAAAGACCCTGTATTAGAGCTTGTGCGCAACTACGGCGTTGAGATTAAAGACGTGCTTGACGATCCCAAGATGCAAGACAAGATAGCCGAGGCCAACAAAGAATATGTAGAGCGAGTGGCCAAGTCCAAAGCGCTTGACGAAGAGTATGAGCGCAATATGGACGAGACCTTAGAGACGCTTCGGCGCTTTCAGGCAGAGCGAGGGCTGACAGACGAGCAGATAGACGCCGTAGTAGATGCGTTGTTGCGCATAGTACGAGACGGTGTTATGGGGAAATTCGATATTGAGACGCTTGATATGATGGCAAAGGCCATAGACCATGATGCCGATGTAGACATAGCCGCCGAAGAAGGGCGCATAGCAGGGCGCAACGACAAGATAATCGAGAGTTTGCGCAAGAGTGGCAAAGGTGACGGCGTCTCGCCTCTGGGCGGCAAGAACAGTATGCCGTCACAGCGTCGTCAGAGCAATATGTTTGATTTGGCCAACGAGGCGATGTAATGGGAGAGGTTGTAAAATTTCCCGAGTGCATGCCGCGTGTCGTCAAGGGGACGGCAGGATTGGCCTGTCATAAAGCCGGAGCGAGTGTGACCGTAAGCAGTGTAGCACAAGCGACAGGAAACCTTATACAACGAGATATAAAATAAGACTATAACCAACAAGATAACAAAAGATATGGCAGAAGAAACAGTAAAAGTAGGCGGGACACATCCCGCAGCTACGCCCGGCAGTGCCGGCGTAAACAGCCAAGTGGCAGGACAGCCCACCACCGTGAGTGCCGTAGCCGGTTCCACCGGTGGCATAGGTGCCGGAAACCTTATAGAGCGCGACATTGACAACGAGCTCTATAAATTTAAGAGTGACGACACCCCGTTGATGCAGTTGATGCTCAATGCCAAGAAGGTCAAGGTAGATTCGCCCGAGGTAGAGCATTATATGATAGACGAGCCGCGTAGTAGCGTCACCACGACCACCGCTGTGACGGCAGGAGCCGCACAGCAGTTTGTACTCCCATTGTTAGCCAACGATGCGAGCATACCCCGTCCCTACGGTACGCTGTTAGTCAAGGGAGTAGACGGTTACAGTGAAGACGGTTCGACAACCACACCCGGCAAAGACCTTATGCTCTTTGTCACCGGGCACGACACCACCACCGGCAATCCAGTAGTGCGCGCCGTCAACGGACCCAAGGCCAATAAGGCCGACGAATACTGCACGACCCCTGCAATACCCGCCGGTTCGACGCTGATCATACTTTCCAACGCGCTCTATGAGACGCAGAAAGAAGTAGACCCCGACTTGATAGTACCACAGCCCACCGTA